ATTCGGACCTTCCCTCAGGAACGATCCGAGATTTAAGAGTTAGATACTATAGTGACAATGAATGGTATCTTTGGATTGCAACCGATAATGGTGCGGCCAGATTTGATGGCATCGATTTTAGAGTATACAACTCCAATAACTCGGGTCTGCCTAGCAATGATGTGTATTCTATCGAGATTGATAAACTCGGACATCTATGGTTTGGAACTATGAATAATCTTGTTTATTACGATTACAATAGATGGACAGTATGGAACAACGGGACGAATCCTGATCTATATTTAGGTGCAATCACAGACGTTGTTGAAACTCGAAATGCAAATATCTGGTTTGTTGTTGATTCTGGATCGCCTGGCAATAGGCTTCTTTATTACTTCAATGGATATAATTTCACCAAATATGAATTTAAGGCTGATGGTATTACGCCTTTAGCTCCATTAAAACTAATGTCAGCCCCATGGAAAACCATCAAAAACGGATTTACCGTTTTTCCTATGAATATACTATTCCTAAATGATACGGAGCTTAGCTTTGTTGATTACATAGTTCCCCATATTCATGCAGTTCCTAAATTTCCTGGATCTGAGGGATATCAATTTATTTATCATGAACCAAAAGGTCCTCTTCCTTCATTAACATATACATCCACAATGGGGGACGGTTACGGAAATCTAAATTTTAATTGGTCCCCAGGTCCTTTATACGATAATGTCACTCTAAACTCTGATGGCTTTAGACCAGATCTCCCCAATGTCGACAGATACTCGTGGAGTAAACCAATCTGGCAGAGATATAGCGTGGACAGTCTGAAAAACAGATTTCCTTCACTAGATCTCGATCACTCTTTTCTTTATGCTCCATTGAGAGATATTATCAACGGAAAAGCAACTAATGAGTATTATTGGAAGAATCTCCCAATCGAAAGAAGTTCCAGCAGAAAACAGAACCTTTTGATCAGCGATGTTGAATGGCTCATATCAATAGGAGATATAAGTAATGACTATCTTTTTTCTAGTATAGTGGATAAGGAGGGAGACGTAATTGTCACCGGAAGGTATACAGGAACTATATTTGCAGGTGAAGTAAATAATATTGCAACACAGAATGTTTTTCTAACCTCGGGTAATTCTGGGGCTAATCAATCTGGATTAGTTTCCAAATACAATTCAGCGGGGGTTCTACAATGGGCAAGATCAATAGACAATTTGTCTCAAAATGTATCCATATTTAGCGTTAAAACTGATTTATTTGGTAACATATATGTAACAGGATATTACACTGATATAATTACTTCTAATAACGAATATGTGTTTATTAACAAGTATTCTAATGATGGTAATTTATTGGTCTCTGGAATAGCCAGCACGGTGGGTACTGGACAGATTCAGTCTTTTGACATAGAGCTGGACAGATTCGGAAACATTTTTATTTCTGGAAGATTCTCTGGAACAATAACATTAGGAACTCAGTCTTTCACCACATTAGGTGTATCAGTATTTGTTTCTAAGTTGGATGAAATTTTAAATTTTGTTTGGACAAAAAGATTTGATTCAGTGTCTGCAGGAACTGATGATATGATCATCATGGAGGATATCTATATCTATTTAACTGGATCGTTTTCAACCTCGATTGATTTTGATGGCACTGTGTTAACATCCACAGGATCAGATTTATATTTTACCAAACTGAATGCTGGAAATGGAAGCGTTTTATGGACTAAAAACTTTGGAGCTTCGTTTTCCGATAATTCTAAGATTTGTTATGATCCTAAAGGAAATTTAATTCTTAGTGGATTATATTCGGGTACTATTACAACCGATTCCAATTCGATCTCATCTCCATCGACGTCTCTATATCTTCTTAAATTTACTCCAACTGGAAAGTCTATTTGGTCTAAAACCACTAGTGGTGGATTAGTATCTGGTTATGATGTGATTAGTGATTCAGAGGAATATATTTATGTCACCGGGATCTATAGCGGATCTGCAACTTTTTCACCATCGACTGCGAATCCGATTGGAATGGATGATATATTTCTGGGCAAATGGGACAAGGATGGGGTTTTAATAGATTTAGTGACCATGGGGGGAATCAACATGGACGGGGGAACATCGCTTTCCATGGATAAGAATGAAGACCTATATCTTTCGGGGTATTTCACAGGGGCAGATTCACAATTTAGCCCATTCGTTACTGCATCTCCACAGCCCGGGGGAACAGAAGGATTCTTATTGAAGATACCAAAGAAAAAGTACTACACTGGACTTTCTATTGGAAATATATCATCATGGCTTGGATCGCACTCTTGGTCTTGGAAGGAATCAAAGTTGTACAAGAATGAGTTTGAGATCCCCCTTGCTTCAACCATATTTATTAATCCGATAGATTCACTTGTACCCGGAAAGAAAAACCACGTATGGACGTTATTAGACTCCGATACAGGAGAAATATTATTGAAGGTAAGGAAAACACCTTATTTTATTTATACGTTCACTAAAGAGGGGTTTTATGACGTTATATGCGATCTCGAAGATGCAAACGGAAACCCGGTATCTGTGAAGCACCAGGGAAAAATAAGGGTGATAGATCACAAAAACCCGGATGCTGAAGATCTAATACCTGAATTAGTTAATAGTTTTGATTACAGATATAGAACCATCTATGGAGGTCAGAACGACAACCAGAATGCTTTTCAACCTGAAGTGAATATTGTGATCTAAGACCCGTATTCCTTGTAGACCTCAAGAATAGCAGGAACAACTTCATGTCTATGGTTTTTCTTCAGTGTGAATACTTTTACCCCTGATACTCTTGAAGACAAGGTGTTAAGGAAATCAAATCCAGATTCTTTCTTGTTTTTAAGATCTATTTGGGATGAGTCTCCGCAAACAGCCATTTTAGATCCAATCCCAAGTCTGCCTAATACCATTTCCATTTGGTTCATAGTTACGTTTTGAGCTTCGTCAACTATCACAAATGAATTTACTAGAGTCCTTCCCCTCATAAAGGGAAAAGGGAGGATTTCTATTAGCTGATCTGCGATCATTTTGTCAACCTTGTCCTTGTCATAAAGCATGTAGAGGTTTGAATAGATCGGCGCCAGCCATGGATCCATTTTCTCTTTTAGATCTCCCGGAAGAAATCCAATGTCCTCTTTTGCCACTGTAGGTCTTGTGATGACGATCTTCTCGATCTCACGAGTAAACATAAGATCCAAAGCAACCTGAACAGCTAATAAGGTTTTACCTGATCCCGCTGCTCCTCTTAGAACCGTAACTGGGTTTGCTAAGATGATTGATTTTGCTTCCTTTTGTTCCTCGTTGAGAGAGATTTTAAACCTAATTGGATTCTTAGGCTTTCTTTTTTGAGTGTTGTTTTGTTTCTCCATGTTTTTCCACTTGTATGTCGGAACATTTGTAAGTATCGGATCTTTAAGTTATATATCAAACCACTCTAAGTTAATTAGAGGGTTTGTTTCTTTTCGATATATATAACTAAAAAACTCTCAAATGGCTATTACGATAACCGAAATTCTTGGAACTGATTCTATTTCCGGATCGAGACTCACGATTAACTCAAATTTTCTATTGTTAGAGAATTCTTATAATGATCTTGAGGACGCATTTAATATAAACGTATTGACTGGATCAATGGACGTTTCTGCTGCTTCGAGTGGACAAATAAAAGCTAAAAGTTTCATTGGAAATAGTTTGGTTATGCCTTCTTCTGGTACACCAACTATTCAAGCTTATGGAACTGGAGCTTCTGCGGGAAATATAACAGCTTCCGGAACAATAGCAGGTGGAACGGGATTATTTTCCACCTTTCTTTCAACTAATGGAATGTCAGCTTCAGGACCTGCAGTATTCGGGGCAACCGCAACCTTTTCCGCTGTCGCTGTTAATGATGGACAATTCATTAATGGTGTAAGTGGAACATATATCGAAAAAAATAGAAGAGCATCGGTCGGATCCGCTACTCCTTTTTCTTCTCCCCCTTCCAGCGGGGTAACAGGGACATATGCAAGTCCATATGCTCTCGCCCTAACAGAAAGAGTAATTTATGCACAATGTGATTATGCTAGCGGTGGATATGTCGGATTTTTTATGTATGCAACAACAGGAACCGGAGCAACTGCATCCGCTATTCCAGCAGGTTACACAGTCACTATAATTAATACGGGAACAACCCTCGGATACATTCCAACTGGAGTCACCGGAGCTGCTCCATATTATTACACTGGATTTTCAACAGGCGATGGCCAATATTCAGGAGCACCCGGCATAACCTTAGGGGCAAGTCCTTATAAAAGCTCGGTAACGCTAATGTGGGAGCCTAGAATTGGACAAGGAGCAGTGACTCAGCAGGGATCTTGGGTGGTTATATCAGACTCTGGATCAATATCATACTAATTAAAAAATCGGGAGATAAATGGCAAAAACCCCTTTTATAAGACCTTTACAAACTCAGGGCGGAACTTTTTATACGTTTAGCTCTGCTGCGGAAGATCTTTCTTTAACTTTTAATAATTCGCTTAGAAAGTTTAAATTTTCCAAGTTTGTTCTTCTCAAAATCCCAGATTTTGCTAGTCCTGTTTATGGAGAAAACTCAATACAGTTTGATTCAATTGATACTACATTCCTTGATGCTTCTTCAGGAACATACAATCTTTCTAATCCAAGCAACACTACTCCTAGCTTAGAGATATCATTTCAAAACTACTGTCTTAATTTTGAGACGACTATACTTAGTGATCCTAACTATGATCCTAATTTAAAAAAGACTGTTTCTGAGAAGGTATTTTGGAAATGGATGAAGGAGATAGGAGCTGTTAGGTTTAGAGGTGCAAACCAAAATGAGGTTGTTGCTTCCTTGGATCAGGTAAATACATCCATTATTGATGGATTTCCATATTCTGAAAAAAGATGGACTGAGGAAGATGATTATTTAACGGGCAACGGAACACCCACGCCCAGATATGAAAGAGTCGTAAGATATATCGGTGAATGTGACATAGTCAACTCGGTTCAGAATAATTTTAATTCATACTCGGAAGTTTATATACACGTTCCAACTAATGACGGGGGAACACCTTATTCACTATTTAAAACTTCCTCTGATATAAATTACTATCCAGGAAAAACGTGGAAGCATAATCCTTCAGATCCTCTTGACATCGAATATCTTCAGGGCAGAAGCAACACGATAGGTCTTTATGGCCCAAACGGATTACCAACTTTGGCCATATTCGATCAGGATGTTTTGGGTGAGCCTGGTATTTCAGGAACAGATTCCTTAGGAAATCCTATAACAACAAATTGGTACCAACCTAGAGATGAGGCTAATTCATATTTCTCCGAAAATTCATTTTTCGATGGAACAACTGATAATCTCACTAAATATCTTAACGCGTCCGGCCCTTTTGGTCCATCTGTTTCCTATAAAAGATCTAGGCTTGATGGAGTAGAACTTGATTTTTCTCCAACATCATACAAGCAGATTCAAAACTATGTGGGAATATCCACTATAGAGGAATGGAATGGAACCCCAATAACGAAATCGTTTGATTTTAATGCGGTTCTTATTTATTATGATGTGTATGATCCAAACAATGTTCAGGACTCAGCAACCAACTTGTATGGTATATTATTCTTAGGACCAGCTGAATCCATTTCTATAAACGCTGCAAGAATTCAATCATTTAAAAAATATAAGCCAGATCCAATAACCAAACTTAATGGTAATTCGTATGGATTAAAGCTTAATATAAAGTTTGATACTGATATAGAAAGCACGGGAGTTGAGCAGGCAATAAACGACTACTCATCTTTCTCTCTTTCAATGTTTATGGACTCAGCTACTGTTCTACAGGAAGCTGCTAGAACCCTGAATGATCAAACTCTTGAAATTATCAGAATGAAAGAGAGAATGTCAGTACTGGAGGATTTAATTATTAACCAGGATGATAATACTGAGATCAGAAGTAGATTAGAGCTAGTCGAAAATTCTTTACAGGTTAATCAGGCTCTTTTTGATAACACTCAGGATATTATGATTCTAATAGAAAGGAATTCTGATGATATTCAAAGCATATTGAATAATCAGACGTCCATTCAAATGAGTTATAATCTGGATCTTTTGAAATCCGGCATTGGTACTTTTGTTGATAGGTCCGTTCCGAACAGAGTGGCTGTAGATAGCACTACTCAGTCTTATAATTTTAATAGCAATTCTATAATAACAATTAATCCTGTTTCCGGAAACACCTATGTGCTCCAACCATTCTCTAACTATATAAAACATAAAAACAACGGATTATCAATAACAGCAACTGGAGATATTATTATAAAAATAGACGATTCTGTAAATAAATGGAAAAAGGGACAGACCCTAAGGTTTTCTTTTGGTGATCAATTAGATCTAGGAAACTATACCCTAGTTCTTCTTACAGATTCAACTGGTTTATACCCAATTGGAAACCCTGTCGGTAATCCATATTCAACGATAGTTACCTCATTCAATCAGAATAATTTCGTAAATTCTGGATTTAAGCCAATCTTTGAAATTATATGTACGGATGATGTAAATCTTACTTTTGAAGTTGATCAAATAAAATAAAATAGATGCCAAACACAAAGAATTCTATTTCATCGTTAATTGCACAGTTTTTAAGACTGCAGAAGAATTCTCTGGAGATAATTAATAAATTGTCAGAGATAACGACTTCTCCTAATGATAGCGTAGAAGTTGAGTTTATCAATGATAATAATACGGTAGAGTCCATACAAATTCCAAGCCTTGGATTTTTTAAGAATGAAATTAGGAGACTAGATCAGAATATTATGGCTCTTTCAGGAATGGAAGATGCCACTGCTAACGTCAAAAAGCCTGATGGAACTGTAGCTAAAATCTATACTGCTTCACTTCTTAAAGATCCGGATGCTCCTTCATCTTTGCAGGTGCCTTCCACTTTTAAAACTAGAAATAATTGGTTTTTTGAAAGCTTTTTGAATCCTTTACTCTATGTTTCAATGAATGTGGAGAATCAAATACCAACTGATTGTAAGAAGGTAGTCGTCAGAAGAGTTATTGCCGATACCCAAACTGATGCGAAAAGAAATTATTTTGACGCTAATTTAAAAGGAAGAAATGATCTCACCTACGATCAATATATTTCATCCCTAGCTGGCCAGGGTATAGGATACTTCATGGACGAAAGCATCGTCGATCTTCCTTTACAGGTTATAAGATATAAGGGATCTTTTTCTATCTTAAGAATATTCGACGAAAAAACAACGCTAACTGTTGCAGGGAACACCCAGACTTCCACCGTGAGAAAATATAAATTAGACACCCTTAGATATACGGACATTCTTTCTACTACTACCAATTCTAGAACATTGGTTCAGGGGGATTCTCTAATAACTCAGGATGGAACTAAATTTGAAATCACTGCGATAGACGCCACAGAATCAACTGTTATTCTAAAGAGAGTATTTGGATTTGGTGTCATACAAAATGGCGCAAACTCGCTGTCAATTTACAGCAGTGCTCTTTCTCCGAGAACGGTTGATGTAAACGTTGGGCATGATGAGAGACAGGCAATTTTTATTAAAACAATTGAAGATAAATTTAATGTTGCAGGAAGCTCGTTCAGCCCAGGTATTTGCATATGGACAAACGAATTAAGAATTAACACCTCAGAGGGAGTTAAAACGCTGGACGAGTTTTATAAAATGGAAGTTGCTGACTTCGGTCAACAATTTGTAGCATCCGCAAAAGAAAAATTAATTCCTTCCATTTATGGACAGGTACCTAATTCTCCTTCTCTTTCAACCAATAATTTTAAGGTTGTACAGATCAATAAACAGGTAACAGATTCCAAAGTAGCAGACACTTTTAAGCAGAAGATTCAGAGCAAAGTATCATTAAAAAATGAGATTGAAGCTTTGGATAAGTCTATTGACACCGCTAAAAAGCAATTAAATGATCTTGTAACGGCTAATACTAGTGGGGCATCTAGCACAGAGTATCAAAAATTAAACTCTAAGATTGATCAGCTTACTAAGACAAAATCAACAAAGACTAATTTACTCTCTTCCACTATTACCGATTTAAACAATCTCGTTCAGACTGCACCAGAAATAAAGGAATCTCCAAAATATAGGATCAGGGGATTTTGGCCTATTCCTAGTTCAATAGAAGATCCTAAAACTGGGTCGCAGGAGATAGTTCAATTTAGAGTTAGATATAGATATCTGAGCAAAGGTGGAAACACCCAGGGAACAGAAGAAATATCATTTGTCGATAATAACGGAAACGAGAAAAAAGGAGCATTTTCTAACTGGAACGAGTTCAAGACCGATATCAGGAAGAAAATTTTTGATGAAGCCACGGGAAAATATATTTGGAAGGTTGAAAACGTAGAAGATGCCGACACTCCAAACATAAATCAATTGGATATCCCTATCACTAAGGGAGAAAAAGTTGAGATCAAAGTTTCTTCCATATCGGAAGCTGGATGGCCTAATAATGCACTAGAATCTCCATTTTCAGAATCAGTAATAATTGATTTTCCTGATGATTTATCCGTTCAAATTGATAATGGATCCTTTCTTGCACAAAACAATACGGACACAACACTGGTACAAATCCAACAGGATTTGGCAGCCAAAGGATTGGATACTCACTTATCTGGATCCTTTACCTCCGGCGACAAATATTATTCCCATTCCACAAGCTCTATAGCTTCTGGATTTTTTGATGCCTCCGGAAATGCAATAGATCTATTCCAAAAGCTCATTCAAATAGATCAGGAACTTTCATCACTTAAAGCTCTTATCGCTAAGGCTAAAGGAACTCTCGGTGTTTATCTTAGACAGGGATCGAGTACCACTAAAATTAAAAACGGTAGCACTGTTTCACTCTTTGGCGGGTATTACGATGAGATCATCGATCTTACCAATCCTAGCAATAGGGGTAAAATTGCCACTGTTATCTATTATTTGGAAATCCGAAATGATGCCGCAACTCCATTAGAACTTGCCTCATTGATTCCAGGTGGACAATCTTTGCCAGCACCTGAATTTCTTCCTGTTCCTAATAATGACTACGACACAAACAGGAAATATGGATTGACACCAATCCAGTTGACCGGAACTACAACAGGAAAAATATCTGATTCTGCTTCATCAACTGTTGATTATGTACAAAGGCCACCATTTCAGAGCGTAAATGCTAATTCTCAATTTGTTTATACCAGATATAAGTCAGTTGGATTAAACGAGGATCTTTATTTTGGGCAATTGAATACAAGCTCATGGACATTGGCTTCGGGAGAATCAGGACTATATCCTATAGCATCTAATGGCCTACTTATACCATTTACTCCAACATCGGGAGCTATTCCCGGATCTGCAAATCCTAGTATATGGGACGGAACCTATACAGGAACAACACCTGATGGCGGTGGAAAATTAAATGAATTTTGTATACATGTTGGCCACCCGGAAATAGCTGGTGGCAGTCCTTCATTTGAATCACTAATAAGGCCTACACCTTCTGGATCAACACCCAATTTCACGCTTACTTTTTATCCGGCATTTAGACATGCTCTGGGATTCGAATTGGATGCTGCTTCAACAATTTCCGCAGCTAACCAGGGAAACCAAGTTTCTAGCATCCAACAAATAGAATATATTAAACCAGATTTTTATGATACTACCACCTTTAGTACCTCTGATCCAAGTGATTCCACAGATCGAATGTTTCCCTCTAAACTTGGATTTCTAAATAGCGATGAATTTTTGGTCGGAAAATATTCCTGCGGATCTTATTTATATCTTGCACCCAAAGATCATGCCTCCATACAAGTAGAAGGATCTACTTCCCTTGCCAAAAGAACTTTAGAATTTGGCGAACAAAATGCCATAGTGGTTCCGGTGGTTTTCCAGTTTAGAGCTCAGGACAAATTAGGATTTATAGGTGGATTTAGAACAGCGGGTACCCTAAAAAACGTAACCTATACTAAAAAAATAGGAATAGACATCCAAGTTAAAAACGAGGATCTATTCTCATTTGACATTCTATCATCTGGAAGCTATACTAGAACATCGCTTGTTTCACCTGCATATACACAATCGATAAATACAGTAAGCTAATATAGATCTCAGTGGTAAAGAAAATTTTTAAACAGAATTCTTCATTCGGAGTTTTAAGAGCAAACCCCAAAATTTCCGGAAACGTCAAGATATCTACGGATTCTAGAGGAGATATTTGGCTCAATTCTATCGATTCAAACGAGGAAATGAGTAAGTCTCAATATAAGGCCTTTAGAATTTCTCCAGATTCATCATATAATCTAGATCTCTATAATTTCTTCAATAAGGGAGAAACACCAGTGGATTTTGTTTTTGGTATAAAAAACGAGATTTCACCACAGAAAACTCAGGTAAACGATCCTAATTTAATTTATGATTTCACCTATGCAACAGGAGTTGAGCCTCTTATATCTGATAAATATGATGAGGATTTTAGATATCTAGCTCCCCTATGGATGGGTGGAGATATACCTGAATATTTTGTGATATTTAGATTGTCAGATCCTATTGATTACTCTTATTCTGTTCCCGTTTCTTCGCTTGTAATTGGTAACTCATACAAAGTTGTACAAAATATAAATGTTGACGCGACAGCCACTGGATATGTTCCATATTCGATTACCTCTGGTTCTATTATTTATAATGATGGACAGACCTTTGTTGCCTCCTCTACAACATTCTCGGAAAATGGAGGAGTTGGCAATGTCATTTTACTAGATCCACTTTTTAATCTCTCCAATGTAGAGGATCCTTCGAGTCATTTTTTAGAAAAAATTCTTCCAAAAGCAACCATAGTTGCTACATATGACATGGGAGAGTCATCAAAATTAGGAAAATACCTAAGGGGAATAAAAAACTCTAGAGAATATTCCGAATCAATGATAGATGTTAAATTTGAGGAGAACCTTCTGACTACATATAATGGAGTCAATTATCAGAGAGGAATATTTGATAAAAAAGGAGAATATTTTTATGGTTATGCGTCGGATCCTAAATCCCAGATAGAATTTGAGGAATATGTGACAAATGGATTTCAGAGAAATGGAATTATTGGATCCAAACTATTGAATCTTGAGTTCTTTTTTGATGACGAGCAGTCCAACCTTTTTAGCATTAATAGATACTTTGGACTTTATGTGAATGCAATAGATCTGGGCAAATTTAAGCTCGATGGCAATGCTCTTTATAGAGACAACGGAAACTCGGGAAACACTCCGATTCCAAGTATGAACAACAAGGGATATTATAAAAATTCGGAAGATTACTATCAGTATAATGAGAACGGAGTAAGACTCTTTATAAATTCAGAAGACGCATTTGGATTTATTCCTAGCTCCGATGACGCCAATGTTCTAGAAGACACCAAGCTATTCTATATTCAGAATAAAAATGGGGAATTTCATTCTCTTAAGAGAGATTTCGATTATAGCTCATCATCCCCACGACCATTTCATAGTTCATATGGAATACCTGGATATGAAAATCAATTAGTTTTACAGGATATAAAGGTAAATCTAGGTGATTTTACGGGCGGAGATCCAACAACCAGAAAACAGTACCCAGCGGGACAAACCGGTGAAAAGGGGAGATCACATTTTGTTATTAGAGTTGGGGGACAGCTATCGAACACAAATTCAGATTCTTTTATATTTTATCATCCTTTGGGATCCTTGGGAATTCCTGGTGAGAGATATGATATTTTTCTCGCTTCTGATATGTCTTCTGTTATCGATGAATGGGGCCCAGGAAGTTATTATTCTGAATCCGGAGCTTATTATTTCCATCCATTTGGTACCAATGAACAAATTGCTTCTTCTGTCGCTGGATTAATAAACGCATATAAATATAATTCATTCGAAGCATTTTCGGACGGAGACGAAGTAGCCATCAGAATCAAGGCAACAGGGTTGAGCCAGAACAATTTATATGCTCTGGATTTCTTCCAAAATTTCTCCACACTGACGAGAATGCCCGATACCAGAAGGGGAGTTATATTCTTCAATGATGATGATGTTGCCGATATAAACTCAAAGAGGATTTTCATTGGTGGATCGGATTACCCTAAGATTCGGGTTAAAATGAAGATAGAGGATTCAAGAAAGATTATTCCCGGAAAAACTTACGTAGAAACCGATCTTGGTATTTCCAAAGTGTCGGGAGTTTATAGATTTGTTGATCAATACTCTATCAGAAGGGGTGAAATTTTAGGTCTCAAGGATTTCAAAACGCATGCAACGGTAGAACTTTCGGATTTTACCCATAAGGCTTCTTTTGGTGAAGGATTAATATCAGCATATGAAATATATGAGATTCCAACGGGATTATTCTCTTTTCTTGGACTTAGAGAAGTTGATATGGATTTTTGGAGTAGTGATTATGGATACACACCAACCGAAGAGTATTACAAATATCTAGACGCTCAGCCTGATGGAAAATCTCTAATTGTTCCTGGAGTAACTTATTTCGTTACCGACGGAACAGTGATAAATTATAATAGCTCAGTTATAACCGGACCGGATTTTTTTGAAGGAGTTGTGGGTGTAGAAAGCTATTCCTTAATAACTCAATCATCCGTTTCTGAAGTTGGAGTTATACCAACCAGATTTACGAGAAATAGTCCAACACAAAACACAATTGCATCACCCTCCCTTTTTGATGGAAACATCTATCCTGATTTGGATAAATTCCCGGGTTTTTATGGTGTACAGGATTTTAAATTTTACGATGATTCTCTAGCCATTACTAAAAAATATGATCAGATGTTTTTTGGTAAATTAGATTCTGAATATGAATACACTAAGGATAATTATTTAAAAGAGTATGTCCTTAAAAGTAGGATAGAACCATACATTACAAAATGGGCCTTGAATGGAGGGACAGACGCCAGAGGAAACGGATACAGATTAAATTCAAATTCAGCTTTTAGCCCTTTGAATTTTTCCCCTAGTTTTTTTAGAAGAACCCAGGATCCCAAGTATTTTACTCATGAATGGTACACCTTACAGACTCCCCCAGAGATTCTGCCCGAGGAGAATATGCACAAGGATAAATCCTATGGATCTTCCCTCTTTTCACTAACTGATATTAAAGATGCAGACCCTAATAGAAGAGATTATTTCGTGGATTATTTTGTTCAGGAAGGTGAGGATTTTGTGTCTTTTTATCCTAATTCATCCACGATAGAGAATGTCAATTTAACTGAGAGATTTACTTTTATTAAATTCAATGATGAGTCTGGATTTTGTGAAACCCTTTTCAGAGGAGCAAGAGTTAAATTCAAAAGGAAGTTAGAAAATTTTACTGGAGAACAGGGAGCTAAGTTTTTCACAGATGACAAATTTTTCGACGGATATAAATTTTCTTGTATTTTAAAGGTTATTCAAAATATAGACGACCAGATCCAGACTCCCACTAAGCTTAGAATAATTGAAAACAGAACTTTCAAGACGATCACATTTGTTGCTGAGGTTCTTATCGATGAGCTAAGAGCAGAGAATCTGTACGACTCCAGTCCAGCCCAAATGGGAGCTCTTGACTATTTTCTGCTATATTCGTTAACCGATAAATTGAAAAGGAGCGATGTCTCCTATTCCTCCCCATCATTTATTCAATTACCTGTAATAGGGGATGTCAAATTAAGCTGCGGGTTAAACATAACTTTCATCCCCACAACGGGTGGTCAGGTTTCCAATGTTAACTCCGGTACTCCTCTTGATAACGGTAAGATATACATAGTTGAAAATCCTGATTACGATGTGGACCTTAGAGAGGAGATTTTACTTGTTTATCCTAAAACTACTTTGCCCTCTACTGTTTCATCGACCGGACCGGGATCTTTCTATGGAATCCCATCTTTTAGTGGTACATATACCCTTCCTTGGCCAACCGGAGTACAGCAGGATGTGTTGAACTTTAGAGAAACCGAGCCAGCATACTTCTTTGATTTTTCAGCGATAGGATATACCGCTCCGCAGGACGTCCCCGTTCCAGCGAGTTATCCGACTATATCCCAAATCCCTATCTATCAGGTTGAGGGAGGTTTAGGGCATATGAAGCCATTGATGGAGAAGCTTTCTTTTGCTAGTATCTCGATTCAGGTCAATACGGAGAATCCATTTATAGAATATACCACATGCGTTTGGAACGAGGCTTCACAGTCTACGAATCAGCTACCAAATAAATTTAACCTTGAGTTTTCTAGTCCTTCCTTAATAGAACAAAACACCTATGCTATTCCTCGTTTAGACGCAAATAAGCCATCCGAACTAAATGTTCAAGATATTGGATATACCATCAATAAAATAAGCGCTAGAACTGAATTATATAGGTATGGCGGAGGCTATAATCCTATCTTTAGAGATGTTCTTAAGTTTGAAAGAACCAAGACGGATTATTTATTATCTTATGTTCCAAACGGAACAACATTTAATGTGAAATTCGATACTAAAAGCACGGAAAACGATCTTTATGATCTGGGATCAACTAAATGTTTTTGGATTGATGATGTGGAGGCGGATGATATAAATCTCATAAGAGGAAACACATATTATTTCGATCTCAGCGATCCGTCCAATGTCGGGAATCTTCTTTATTTCTCAGACTCTGAGATAGGATCTGGAATATCTGGAAGTTTCATAACGTATGGATACACTTCATCCGGAAATCCTGGATCCCCATCTTCTTATGTTTCCCTGTACGTTGGATATAATTTACCGGATGAAATATTTTACGTTTCTGCAGGATCTAAATATGCGGGAGGAAAAATTAACATCATAGATCCGTTGCATTATGCTCAGACTTCTTTTGGTCCTCATAAGGACAATTTTGGAGTGGTTAAAAATGTAAACTATAATAAGTATTCACTCAGCTATATTTTTGCTATATCACAGAATTCATCATATTCTCTGGTCTATCCTCTAGTTAATCAAACTCCTATAGATAAAAGAGATCTTTCGCTCTTTTTGAGTTCTTGGGATCCTGGTTTTATTCGCGAATATGTGAATTCCTCCAACTATAATTCTCTGCCGGGAACCAGAAGTATGAAGGAATCTAAAAGCTTCTTTGGCAGCAAAATTATGAAAACACCAGAGCTGTTCACCCAATCAAAACAGAATCTATATGGAACACCGGTTATAGATGTGTTAAATCAGGATCCTGCTAATTTCCCATCCTATGAAATACTATTCGAGGAAACTCTCGATGAGATCAGAGGAATTGTATTGCTGGATAGAATGCTAGTGAGATTCTTTAATGAAAATGGGGCGGATAAAATATTCGAAAAGATTATAATTCCTGAATTTGGATTTGGATCATTAAGCACTGTTTCTGATGATGTTGAGGAATATATTTCTCAGAACATTATTCAAACCTACGAAGCTAAAGAGTTAAGGGCTTATGTGAGAAAAATTCCAATTGCCAATGCAGCAACTAATCCTTATGGAGCTGTTGTTGCTAACCTTGCAGATTATGAGAAGGTTGTAAATGGATTTATACCTACGGCTGATGCAAGATTTGTTAAAAGAACAGAACGGGTTTATGAATTCTATTTGACCAAGGATCCGTCTTTTGATTACTCCATAGCATTTTCTTTTCAAATTGGAAAAATTTAGGAGAGGTTGAAAATCTGATATATAAATGAACTAAAAGAAGAGATGCCACAAATCAATATTTTAAATCTATTAGAAGGTGATAACCAGTCTAATTTAGTTGACAAGATTAATTATAATTTTGATCAGATTTTATCTGCAGGTGGAGGACCACAAGGAGCAGTTGGACCCGCTGGACCAACTGGACCTATCGGACCTCAGGGACCTCAAGGACCCCAGGGGGTTCAGGGATTACAGGGATCAAAATGGTTTGTTCAGGATGGACCATCCGGACCATCAGGATCTTCTGGACCTTTAGGCCCAACATCCATAACGGGGGGAAACCCGGCTTCTTTTCCTAATGTTGGAGATTACTGGTTGGATATTAACTCATCAAATCAGGACGTATACATTTATCTTGGCGCAACTGCAGGATGGACTTTTACTGGATATGGATTAGCGCAGGGAGATGTTTTTCAGAGAATTAGTCCCGTTCAATTCCAAGGGGGTGGTGTTGGAACTGCTATTATGATTGCGGGAACTGGAGCTTCTAACGACACCGTTATTCTTTCTGATCATAATATAGTTGACTATGCAACTCCTTCAGTAACAGGGCTTAATTATGAAAACTCGAAATTTAAAATCACAACAGATAGCAGGGATAAACTTATTTCTTTTGGAAAAAGTCAATTTGAATCATCTGGAGGCGGATCAGGTGGAGCCCAATCCCTTTTTAATCCTTACATTGGATGGGATTCTATCTCTTCCTCCTATAATCTATTAATAGACAATCCAACCGGTTCCGTTAGAATATCTTCAAGCTCCTCTGCTACAGGCGGGCAAGGAGTTAATATCATTGCAATTGGTCCTACCGGAGAAGTAAGCTTAACATCTACCCAATCTTATATTATAGCTTCCCCCGCCGGAGGACATGGGGTTTATGCCGATGTGGGATCTGCAGGAACTGGATGGCTAGAAGTTTCTAATCAGCCATCAGGAACCCCTTCTCCTCAATCGGGAGCTTATCTATATGTGGATTCGAGTGGTGCTGGAATTGGTTTCGGGAGAACCAATTTAACCACAAATAGGAGAAAGCTATCAGTTAATGGAAATCTTGCTGTTGGAGGTGATTTATCATGGCATAACACTGCAACATCCGGATCGTCCAATTCGGGATTAATATTTTCAGCAACATCCAATAGTGGCGTTGGTGGATCCGTTGGTTCATATTCAATACTTTCACAGGGATATTTGGGAGTTGGATCCTTGGGTCCCGGAGCAAGAAACGGGGTTACCCCTTCTGTTTCCTCTAATCCATATAACTACGCCAATCCTAGGATGTGGGTAGTTACACAATCTAACTCCGCATCGAATCCACAAGCTGCTGCAGATTTCAGATCTGAGGATTCGTGGACTACTAATTACCCTGGAAGGGTTCAGATAGGAATAGGAAGTCCAATTTTTAATGATGATAAGGGATTATCATCTAGAATAGCGCAGGATATCTTTTTCGGAACAACCGGGATCTCTCCAGTAGAGCTGGGAATGCTTTCATCTGATCATAGAATTTCTAATTCTGGTTCACAGCTTTCTCGAGTTTTTTCATCAACCACCTACTTTCAGGGAACTGGACCATCAAGATCGGTCATAAATACCACAGGAGCTAATAAATTCTTGGATATAAGGGCAACCCCATCCTCCACCGGTGGACAGGTTAGGATAGGGGTCAACGGAGGAACATCATCCGAAGGACCTATTATTTTAGCTGCTGGTGGATCAGGAGCGGGAGTAAGCGGTCCTAATTCTGTGGCTATAGGGGAAAATGCACAGAACTTCTTTTCCCCGAACACCACAGCTCTTGGATATAGAGGTGGTGCACAACCTAATCAGAAATATCACAGACTTTCCGTTCAGGGTGGGGTCTCAATAGGAGAGAAAGACACATTGACGTCGCCAGAAACCCTCATTCCGAACATACTTCCTCATGATAACTCATCGTCAGTTGGAAGATTTTCAATGCTGAAGGTCCACCGTGATCGTGATACTACCACCAGCAGGGCAAATAATTATCCGAATGGTATAGAAATAAGCATAGGAGGAAATTCTAACACCGGTGCGGCAACGGGAGCTAAAAACAACAGCTTAGCTCTTTGTGTTTGGGATACGGACCTTAATAGCAGGGGATTTTTTGCGCTTTCCCCCGGATTTAGTGTTTCAGATAGCGGAGAAAACGTCAATATAGGGCCCGGCTTTCCAACGAGAAATAATCTTTCTGTTGTAGGTAATGCCTGCTTTGGAGATTATTCCTTTGTACAAACTAATGGATTTACTGGACCAACCAATGGTATTAGGGTGCAGGGAAATTCCGTCATGGGAAGTACAGGACTCGGTGGAACAGCAGGATGTCCAAAATTGACTATATTTGATGATGCACAATCCAGCGGAGGATTATTAATTAGTACGGGAGTAAATCTCAATATAACTAACAACGCAACTCCTAAAGGATCTTTGGGCGTGGAGGGACAAGCTTGGATAGGAGGACCACTTGCCTATATCATTGGAGGGTTTGGAGCCGGAGCCAGGGTCGTAATAGCCGGAGGAACTGGAGGTAATGGGCCCTCTGTAGGAGCAACAGCTTTATATACTGCAACATCAATGAACGGTCTTCCTGCTGGCTCGGTGGCAGCTAATTCAACATTTGTTTCCACAGATACTAACATAAGCTACCAAACAGCAATAAATAAAAGGACCGGCTCTGGAAATAAACATGAATGGAGAGCAATACAGGTTAACGATGATGCTGGATATACTTCTGGAACATTAGCTCCTATTCCCTCAGGTAATACGATATTTCAAGTGGATGGGGTTGGAAACACATTTTCTGAGAGATCTGTAAGAACCAGAGAATATCACAAGAAAAATGATGCGGATCAATATGTCAGCTATCAAAACACGGGAACCTCTACTGGAGGATTAGTTAATGGTAAGGTACAATTAGGTGAAAATGAAATATATGGAGTAAAAAAGAATGAAGAACTAATCTGTTCTGGCGTTGTATATCTAAAGGCTGGGTGGGGAGAGCCACCATACGCTGGACAATACATGACATTTCTGTCGGGACAATCTCAAATGAGAGTAAAAGTAAAAAATGCTCTAGGCCAATATACTACCAGAGTTAATGGTGTATTTAATAGTTTTGGCGGATCAGGAATATCTGGACCCGTAGGTCCTGGCTCGAAATTTGATTACTTAGAGGCATTTATTATGTGGAGTAGGGTTGGAGCTATGGTCAATTGCTCATTGATTCTTAATCGGTTTTATGGAAGGTTTAATGGAGGAATAGGAAAAGAGGCTTTGATATTTTTCCCCGTCGTTCTTGTTCAAGATTTTGGATCGACCGAAGCCACTAATATAATATATCCAGGCAGACCCTCAGATGCCTTTAGTGGTATAGCTGGAATTGGAGGTGGAAACGGATACTATTGTATTGGATCCGGAACTTCATTTAGAGATGGGCCTCATTTTGTAGAAATAAAATCAGCCCCTGATAGCTTCCCGTATTTTTCTTTATCCGATTCTGGTCCTAATGGCACGGACGGAGCAGTTAGAGCAACATTTCAATATCTATTATACTAAAAATATGACACACCCGAGAATATTTGAATTTATTGCGACCTATCAGGGAATCTGGAATTCGATCGAGTTGCTAGAAAATGAGCTTAAATCTGAAAAGTATACTCCTGGAGCTATAGATTCCTACGAGGAAGCAGATCAAAAACTCGATGAGATCCAAAGCATCTCTCAAAAAATCAAAGATAAACTAAGCGAGCTTGAAGAAACAAGAACCCAAGAAAGAATTTTTCTGAACGATCTGGTTAACCAACATGGTGAGGAGTACGTTCAAGAAATGCTTGAAGAAATAAAAATCTAATATGGATTACAAACAAAAATTAAAGGATTTCTCAATAAGGAAGGATCTCTGGTATATTCTTATTATTGCAATCACGATCATGCTTCTTCTGAGACAGTGTGATGCAACTAAAAAGGCGGAGATTAGAGAGAAAATGTCTAATGTTAATATCGAGGCTTTAAAAGATTCAGTTAGGACGGAAAAGAACAAAGTTGGAGACCTAATCTCTGTGAAAAAAGCTCTGCTAGCTGATAATGATAATCTTGCCATTCTTAATAAAGATTTGGATGCCGAAGTCAAGAAGTTAAAAGGTAAAATTATTACCATTCAGAAAATCGGGGGTAGCATAACAATCCCTGATCCTATTACAATAACTAATGAGGTCATCAAATATAGAGATGGTGTATATGGACTTGCGTGGAACTATGACACAGTTTATTCAGAGGGTAATTACAGAAAATTCTCTGGTGAAACATCGGTTCTGGTCGATTCCGCCAGGAATATCTCATCTAAGGGAACAACAATCAAGCAAGATGAATTGGCTCTGACCCTCGTTACCGGACTAAGAGAAAAGAACGGAACACTTGAAATATATGTGGATCCTCAATATCCGGGTATGTCAATAACTAGGATCGACGGGGCAATTATAGAACCACAGAAGTCGGATGTGATTAAAAAATATTTTCCACAGAAAAAATGGTCAATAGGTCCGATGTTAGGAGTTGGAATGTCAGCAGGATATGGTATCAACGGACAGCCTATCTTTGGACCCACAGTTACCTTTGGAATCGGTATAAGCTACGGACTCTTCAAATTCTAAAGGATCCTAAAATATCCGATATATAAGGCATGCCATATACAACCTCACAAAGATTTGTACAGATTTCTCCATATTTGCTTGTAGAGTACCTATACGCTGCAGCACCCAACCCCGAACAATATTTTGTTAATACAGGAGTACCTAGCATTGGATTTGAAAAAATAACCAATGGGTATTTTGATGGAGCATCTCAGGTTCTTAATAGAATTCAAGATGTAGGAACCACTGGTAACACACGAGATAGGAGTGTGGTTCAAACTGGAAGAAGTAGATTTGTTACTCTGGACATAGACAGGTTAACGCAATATCTAGACTTTGATTCTAACCTCACCAACACCTCAAATCTTGCGGTGAATTTTCCCTATAATATTGGGGTTTATTATGATACTATTAAATATCATTTTGTCTCTGGTTATAATTTCGATGACCTTGATGGTGTTATTTTACAGGTACAGTTCACCGAAAGAAACGGAAAGAAAACCACAGTATCACAGATTCTATTTGAAAAGGGGGATATAAGCACGCCAATTCTTAATCCCAATCCAATATATCTAAATGGAGCTATTTATGACAGATATATTGAGATTAAGATTCCTTCTTATGCAAACACAACATTTGAGTTCGATCTTTTAAATGGGCAGTCACTACAGTCTTCAACATTAGCGGCCAAGATATCATCCGACGGGAATGGATATGTGAGAAATGCACCGATCAACATATCTTTATATGAGATCAGAGAAACCTCTCTGGTTAATGGATATGAAAATTACATAGCAGATCTAAGAAATTCTCTTTCGCTGAGTTCTTCCGATGAATATGGGGATTTGGTTGCAGTTGTACAGGAAAACACAACATACGATTACATTGAATATTATCCAACTTGGCAGGGAAACTTCATAGAGGACTTTATATTCACAGAGAATTCCCTGGGAAATATCTATTATGTTATACATGAAATAGAAGTGAGAGAACAAGTGGGACTGGGAATTTTCACTAGTTCAAGATTTAGTACAATACAGGAAACAGGTTTTGAATCCCCGTATCTTTTTAGGCCTATTCTTCAGAATCCACTGGTAACATCATTTACTGTTAATTATACCCTCAGGTTATTTAATAAAACAAATTCCAATCAGACTATTAGAAGATCCTCAGTGACTTCTATGAATGTTAACAGGTACGGAAAACAAAATAATTTGATCAGCGTTTTACAGGGGGTACTTCCACAAAAAGTATACAATAAGGTAGTTGAATCACCTAGACTAACATCAAATTACTCCACATCCAGCGGACCTTCGATAATTAAGGACAGAAAGATTCCTGTTTTCTATAAGGATATGAATATAGCCGTTTCGAAGGAGAATCTTTTTGTTGATCTCAATGGCAATCTAACATCTGAATCTGGGGTATCGCAAACTGCAACCATTTATGGGCAGGGACTTGCCAACATCACTGTGGATCCTTTTGATAACTTCTATAAGTTCACGGTGTATGAGAAAAAAGGAAATGGAAATCCACAGATATTAGATCTTGGGAACTCCCTATCCTACTATTTAGTTTTCCTTGATTCGGGAAATCAAAGCGTCAAGATTGAAAACCTAAAGAATAATGTTTCCATTTCTAATCCTAATTTTGGACAGATAGCTTTCAAATGTGTGGAGCAAAATTCCAAAAAAATACTGGGATTCACCAATAGAGATTTTTATATAGTTTCTAAAACCCCAGACTCAGTTGAGACTAAATTATATCAGGGAAAATGGCAGACAGCAGCAGAGTTTTCTGCTAACGCCGATACCGGACCAGCAGGAACAACAGGAACTGGAGGATCTACGGGAACTACAGGGTCTACGGGGACAACCGGAGCAACTGGAACGACCACGGTATCTGTTGTTACTTCCCCTACACTAATAAAGGGTGACCAGGTAATTAGTTCGGTTCCTCAATCAAATGCTGAAACGATTAATTCAGATATTATACCTTTGTCAGGAAGAGATTTTTATGAATTTGGAACTGGCTCTGTTTCTGCACAGCTACCTAAAGCTGTTATTCTTGGACAAGTATTAACGACTGCATCTAATGCAACTGGAACATCCTCAACATCCGTGGCTGCATCAGGAACACAAATAAAGAAAAGCTGGACGATAACTTCATTGGCTCAGTCTATAGCAGGCAACGAAGGATTAGGAATGGTAACCGATAAAATAGTTGACTATTATTTTAAACCTGGTAATCCGGGAAATAGTTTATTTAGTGGGGTAACATCAACAGATTTTCTAAAGGCTGCTTTGGAAATACATCCTAAGAAATCGAATGGTAAATATGATGACCAATACCTGGCTTACGCAAATTATTTGAATTTTCCTCCCTATGAGAATTCAGAATTAGAAGCGGGCAAATCGAAATTTAAAAAGAAGAAGTAAAGAATGCTACTGAATTCCCGGCAAAACGGTTTTATATTTAACTTTCCTAAGGGGTTTTTCTATCCCGAGGTGGAAGAAAAGTATGCCCCGTACATCAAAAGAATGCCCATTCCGTATGATACTATTCTGGACTTCATGAATTCGACTATTCAATCCGTGACCTTCCCCACCCTTAGAACAGTGGATAGTGTGGAACAGATCAGACCTGGTGGATTTAGACAATCATACAAAAGCGCAACAACCATACAAAACCTCATTCAAAGAGAATTCAACGTCACATTTAAGCTTGGAGAGGGATTCATTAATTATTGGGTGATGTATGAGAATTTAATTAAATTTTTAGACTTTCAGAATAAGGAAGAATATTTTCCGGATCTCACTTTAAGACTTTTAGATAACGAGGGTATTATTATGGCATCAGTTGCATTTCAACAGGTAATCGTCACAAGCTTGGGAGAGGTCCAGTTAAACTATTCGTCCACAACCCCACAGTTTGCAGCTTTCACTGTTGGGTTCAAATGTAATTATGTCAATGTCAAACTCGAAATCGGATAATTTTAAATATATCGGGGTAGATTTCAGTTTGAATTCGCCAGCCTTCTGTGTCTTATCGAATGGTGAATCCCATATTGGTTCTCTCCATAGAACATCTGATCATCCCGATAAGGTATGGAAGAAAAAGAATTCTGCTTTTAAAGAGCTGGAATCGATCGGTGCTGCTATCGAGGTTTACCAAAAAGACAATATAGATGGTGAGTATCACGTCAAGGAGGCAATGAAAATGCGGGCATTCATTCATTTGACCGACGAATTTTTTTCACTGATAGAACCCCACATAGATGATAACACAATCATAGGAATGGAAGGGCTTTCTTTTGGATCTAGCGGGAATTCTCTGATTGATATCTCAATGGCAACTTCTCTTTTGAGACTTAAAATTCTTGGAAAGATCCCGGATAATCGATTCTTTGTTTTCTCCCCATCAACCATCAAAAAATTTGCAGTCAAGGGAAACGCCAAGAAAGATGAATTGTATAGAGCTTTAATAGAAATAACTAAAAAAGAAGGTAGGGAGGACCTTAAAAAATTTACGGAAACACTTGAAACAAATCAGGACCTTTGGATTAAAAAATCGAAGACAGTGGAGACTCCTTGTTCGGATATGATAGACGCAACTTGGATATCTTTGTTTTTAGAGAGAAATTCAGAGAAACTTTTAAACCAACCAATGGTATAAATTGGGAACATTTTAAAAACAAATTAAAAAAATTAGAAAAAATGGAAGAAAATTTTGACATCTTTAACTTGGACAATGAGGCATTTGTAAAGAAAGAAGCTAAGAGGGACGAGGATGAAAACATCTACAAGCCCTACCCAGAATTGGGAAAAGACGGGGTTTATAAATCCCTAATCAGATTTCTGCCTAACTTGGCAAATCCAAAGAAATCTAAAATCCATCAGTACTATGTGTGGTTGAAAGACCCAGTCGATGGTTCCAACTTTAAGGCTCTTTGCCCTTCGACAGTTGGAAAGAAATCAATCCTTAAGGATTTATTCTGGAAGCTAAAGAATTCCAACTCTGCAAAGGATCAGGAGTTATCTAAGAATTTCTCCAGAAAAGAGGATTTCTATTCTCTCGTTCAGATTGTGAAAGATCCCAACAGACCAGATCTTGAAGGTAAAATTATGGTTTTGAAATTCGGAAGAAAAGTTAATGATCTTATCGAACAACAAATTAAACCGGAGTTTGGATCTCCTTCTAATCCATACGACCTTTTCGAAGGAAGAGCATTTGGCCTTCATGTTAGAAAAGTTGGAGAATGGAACAACTACGATCTTTGTCAGTTCGTCGGAGAAAAATCAGCTCTTCTGATTAGCGGAGTATCTGTTGAAAAAGACGAGGAATCAAGAGGAAGAATCGTAAACTATCTTAAAACTGGTCCACAGGATCTTGAAAAATATGATTTTAAAGATTGGACTGAAGATGAGCATGAGAAAATCATGAAGATAGTGAGAAACACTATTCCTGATGGAAGAATGGTTGCAGAGATCATGTCAGGAAGTTCTTCTGGATCCTCCAGTAAGGCCTCTACGTCTGCCGATGATTTCTTAGGAACCCCGAGCAGCTCAGTTACTTCAGCCAAAAAATCAACTCCTCCTAGCGAAGAGTTCTTTGGATCTGAAGAAGCACCTGCTACATCTCAGAATAAATCTGGTTCTAAAAAATCATCTCCTTCATTGGACGATTTATACCAGGATCTTTAATAATCACATAAAATGATAAAGATCTATGGCCACCCTAGAGAAGCCGGTGTCTATTGATCCGGCAAGAGTTAAAAACCTCGTAAAAGCGGTACTGGACTCAAGTTTTAAAAACGAACCTCTTAGAGCTGTAATCTACCAAGCGGGCAACAGATTAAATTTTTGTTGCCCGTACTGTGGAGACGGAAGGGATTATAAAAAGAAAAGAGGAAATCTTTATATTGATACCCTTTCTTTTAAGTGCTATAATGGAGGATGCGGCGTTTTTAAATCTCTGACCTATTTTCTGGACGATTTTGGATTTTCCGATCTTCTCTCATCTGACGAGAGATCTGAGTTAATTTCCCTATCCAGAGAATCCGCGGCAAAAAGAAAAGTCAGAAGCACAGTAGACCACTTTATTTCTGAAAATTATAGGGACATAATAATCGGAAGAGAGCACCTCAAGGAAAAATTGGGACTCACGGAGTGCTCTGGATTGATTAAAAAATATCTCGAAGATAGAAATCAGAAGGTTGATTCAAAATTTCTTTGGGATCAAAGCAGGAGGAATCTCTATATACTGAATCTCACCGCAGATGAAAATAATGTGATTGGATTACAAATCCGAAACATGTCTAAAAAAACGGGATCTAGTAAATATTATACCTATAAACTTTCTGGGATATACAAGAAGCTTCTGAAAATAGAGGATTCCGCCATTATTCTTAAGGCAGAAGAGGTTGACCCCGTTTCAACCGTTTTTGGATTCTCAAATGTGGACCTGAATTCTAATATCACGGTATTTGAAGGTCCTATGGATTCATTTCTTTGTCCCAATTCCATAGCGCTCTGTTCAATTAATAATCCATTTCCATTTGAGGTTGATAACAAAAGGTGGCTTTTAGACGGAGACCAAGTTGGTAGAGACAAGATGAGAGATCTTATTACCAACGGGGATACTGTTTTTCTCTGGGAGAAATTTATCAGAGAAAATAATCTTCCGCTAAGGGATAAATGGGATTTAAACGACATCGTAAATTATGTTAGATCCGAGGGAATTAAGATAAAAAAATTAGATAACTATTTTTCGAATAATAAATGGGATCTTTTGGAAATATAGATATATTGTACATGGAAAATCTACAGAAAGACTGGGATAAAATCGTAGAAAGGGAAGGAGGTAAACAACCGATAAAATTTCCTATTCTAATGGACAAACCAGATCTTTCTGGGATTGATTTAAAATTTGAAAATTTTAGTTCTTCCCCATCTATAAATAATACACCTAAGGTTGTTAGAACTGAAGAGGTGATTTTAAAAAAGAATAAAAGGAAATGCAGCAGCCTAATGTAGATGAACAGAAGCAGGATTTTTCATCCATATTCTCCACAGAGAGGGAGGAATGGAAGGAAAAGATCCGGGGGCTTTCAATCAGATCTAGAAACATCAGGGAACTTGGAGAAGTCCAAATAGAATTATATTCAAGTAGACAGATGCTTTTAGAATACGCATATAAACTTGGCCAGATTTTAATAAAACTCAATACGAGATACCGAAGAGATAGAGGTGATAGAATGAAGTTTTATTCGGAAATGTCTCAGGTTAAGTATGGATCAAATGAAAAAACCCCTCTAATAGAGGCGGATCTATCAGAGCTTAAAGAAAGAATAGATCTGGTAGATAATCATATGGCATATATGAATGAAACGATTAAAACCGTTGATCATTTCCTATATGGCGTCAAAAGCCGAATTGCACTGGAAGAATATATGAGATCCGGAGCAGTTAAAAGCGGCTACTAAATAATCAATATGAATGGTCAGATTAGTAGCAAGTGAAGATTTAAAATGGCTTACGATAGTGGATTATGACGAGGAATTCGAAAGGAAACAGCTTGAACTCTCTCTAACAAGAAAAATACACAATCACTTTTTTCATCCCTTGGTTAAAAAGAAGCATTGGGATGGAGCTATATGCTTTATAGATAAAAGACTCCCTGTATGGAGAATCCCAATGGGACTGTGGAGTGAGGTCTATTCTATAGGGGAAAAGTACAAAATTGATATATCGATCGAAGGATTAGATCTCTTGATTGACACCGGGATTTCATTAGATGATTTTACTCTGTGGTGCAATGAATTCTTCAAGGATAAAAAATTCAAGCCAAGAGACTATCAGATAGAATCAGCATGGAAGATCATCAGATTTAAACTAAGCGTTTCTGAGGTTGCAACATCATCAGGCAAGACTCTTATAGCATTTATGGTTCTAGCATACCTCAAAAAGGTTCACGGGATTAAAAAATTCTTAATGGTGGTTCCCAACGCAAACCTCATCATGCAGGGAAGCGAGGATTTTGAGGAATATGGATTGGATGAGCTCGAAGACTGCGAATTACAGCAGATTCACGGGGGAAACAAGAAGAAGATTTCTTCTGGATTAATGATTGGAACATATCAGTCGTTGGTCAAGATGGAGCCTGAATTTTTTGATGATATTGAGGCTGTTTTTGTGGATGAGTGTCATCAATCACATTCACAATCAATTAAAAAAGTTGTGTCTCTCTGCAATGATGCTAAGTGGAGATTTGGCCTTTCCGGAACCCTGGCCAATAAGGGAACAGCAGAATACCTTACCATCCAGCAATTCCTGGGTCCCTTGGTGATGGAGATTTCCCCTAAATTTCTTTTTGATAACAATTACGCCACCCCGGTTTCCATTAAGATAGTCAAGATGGACTGGCTGGATCCCGAGATAAAAGAAAAGCTCTCAAGTCTGAAAGAAAACAAGGAAGAGATGGAAGGAAACGAGATCTTCAATATTGAGAGAAAGCTCGTGGTTTCCTCTGATAAAAGACTTAAATATATCCTTGATTTTATCTGCAAAGTTTCCAAGAATTCTCTCGTGTTGTTTCAGTCTGTTGGTGAAGGGTACGGAAAAAGAATCTATGACGGTATCAGGGAAATCACTGCAGACAAGGAGGTCTATTATATAGACGGCGACACACACACGGAACTGAGGGACTATTTTATAAATAAGATGGAGGAGGGAACTAATAAGATTCTTGTGGCATCTTTTGGAACGCTATCAACCGGAATCTCTATTAAGAATATACATAACATTTTTCTAACTGAATCCTACAAATCAGAGATTATCATAAAACAAACATTGGGTAGGGGAATGAGACTTTTCGAAGGAAAGGATAAGGTTATAGTAATAGATTTTGTTGACGATTTTTCTTTCAACGGGAAAGCCAATTATCTTCTCAAGCATTCCCAAGAAAGAGTGGAAATATACAAGAGAGAACACTTTGAATACAGAACATATGAAGTTAAACTTTAGGGTCTGGGATATATAGATAAAAAACAAGTAATGCAGAATCTTTTGGAATATGAGGCTTTTTATGAGGCTAAAAAAGAGGATCTCTTTTTTTCCAGACATAATATGCCAACAAATTATGCTGATCGGGCAAGAACCTATGGAATTCCCGTTCCCGGTAACTCTTTTTTGACTAAGGTTTCCAATTTTCTAGGGGGATTCGAGACGTATTTAGACAGATTTGCCTCCAGCTACTCCTCCGCTATGAAAGGCAGAAGGTCGGAAAGAAGGGGCGGGCCAGACACTGGAATAGAAAGCATATTTAAGCTTTTTTCGGTTGTCCCTGGTGTTCTGAAAAGAATATTTGGACCCTCTATTATGCAATATAAAGGAGCAGAAAAAGACGAGATAAGTTTGGAGCTAATGAGACACACTAATGATGTGTATATAAAGGACGAACTTCCTAAAATTAAAAATCAGAATGATCTGGCTAATAATTTAGCCAGTCTTTACCAGAAAGGTGGAGTTAAACCCAAACAAAATCCGGTACTAGATGAAATAGCTAGAAATAGAACGGCACTTTATTTTTCTAAAAATCCAAACGAAGTCCCCATGAGAAGTGGATCATTAAACCCAGTACCAGAAATAGCGACGATCTATTAAAATAAATTCCTAAAAAATGAACAAGAAGTTTTCAACAGCAGTTAAAGAATCCAGAGAAAAACTGGTGGAACAAGAGATAATTCAAGAAAGAAACAAATATCTTGAATTCTCCAAAAAATATCACAAGAAACAAGGAGTTTCCGGCCCATTCGATAAAAAATTTGGGGGAGATAAAAAGAAGCAAGAGAAATACATGGAGGAACTTGCCGCAGCTTGGGAAAAATACAAAAAAAGCCACGGCATAAAAAACAAGAGCAATAAGAAATTCGATTGGGTCAAGGAGGGAGTTATGGAATCCACACAAAAAGCTTCTGAATTAGCTAGCTCTATGATTGGTGACGGAGGTGATCCTAACTATTGCTTCGTAACCGTTTCTGATGATTATTATTTCACGAAGGACAACAAGAAAACTAAATATTCCGAAGCTTTCAGAGAAGCTCCGGTTGCTATCAAGACGACTCCAGATTTTGGTGCAGTTACGTTTGGACCTTTTATGAATATTGAAGAGTCTAAAGCATTTTCAAACAGCATAGAGCTGGATGAATTGAATGGACCTAGAATGATTAAAATTGAGGACAGAAAAACTGGATTGGTTTTTGAAAAAGCATTGACATGCGTTCTTCAGCCAACTTGGTTTGAGGAGACAAAAGAGGAAGAATCCACTTCTCACCAACATGATATGATGGGACAAGTTGGAGAGCCCGAGGATGAAGACACTGATTCAGAAACAGAAATAGAGGATGATGAGGAAGACTTTGAATTCTCTGGAGACGAAGAATAAAAAAATGATTGAGAAAAGTTTTCAAAAAAATATACTGATACCGCTTCTAGAGCATTTTGTCGGAATCCAGGTTTTTGGAATAAAAATAGTGGATAATTCGGTGATATTCAAGACAGAGGTTGGATCGGATGGATTTGTATCCAGAAATATTAATGGTGATTGGGACATAAATATAGAAAATGAAGTGATATATGAGGTCGAGGACGAGCTAATGGATGTGTTAATACCAAAGGCGGGAAAAATGGAAATAGATGATTATTACGAAAAACTAAATACGCTTCTTTCCCGTGATCTCAAATACAGATCTAGATCTCTGGTACTCCAAATTGTTAAAACCCTGGAATACTTTATATTAAATGCTCAGATAAGTCCAAGTAAGCCTATAAAAATTGGACCTTTTTTGGTCTATGCTGATAAAATAAAGGGTAGAAATATAATCTGTCTTAATTAAAAACAAAATGGCTGGAATTAATCAATTATCTGATATTTATAAGAAAAAAGGTAAAGAGTTTGTTGATAAACTTTTTAACCAGATAGTAACCGTTAGTGAAAAACTAGACGGATCTATTTTTTCATTTGAGAAAAATCTGATTGACGAGGATATCTCTTTCTATAAAAGGGATCAGGATAATCCTATCACCAGGATTGACCGAATATTGATGTCATACTATGAACGTCCGATAAATTATATCGGATCTCTTTCTCATGATATTAAGAGGCAAATTCCTAATGGATGGAGGTTTGGTATGGAATATTTCTGTGATAATAAACCAGTAAATATCGCTTATCAGAGAGAGCCTAAGAATGGGCTTGTTTTAACACATATTATCGTTAAGGATGAACTAGGAAATCCGGTGAGAACTATAGTGGAAAAAAAAGAGCTTGATCACTGGGCAGACTTGCTGGAAGTTGAAAGATCTCCTATGATCTTTCAGGGCAGGCTAAACGAGGATCAGAAGTTAAAAATCCTAGAATACCTATCCACATCATATTTAGATATACTCAAAAAATATAAGACTGATAGCTTTGTTAGGTTCATGGTCTCTATATTGAACCCTGAACTTGAAAAAAGTGCCCTTAATGATTCACTGGATTCCCCTATCGAGGGAGTAGTCTTCAGATTTGGTGATTTAGCAGGAACTGGTGAAAGCTATGTTGCTAAAATAGTAGACCCTGTTTTTTTGGAAATAATTAGAGAGAGAAAAGTAACCTCTAAAGATAATCTCCCAAATGACATATATTCACTTGCTCTAATAGATGTAATGAATTTCGTTCTTGAAAAAGGAGTGGATTCTTTTGAGATCAAAGGAGAAGAACCCGAGTCAAGATACATTAGTTTTGTCTTTGATGTTTTCCTTAAATTTGTTGATCTGCACGGAGACAAATACAAAGGAGTAGATTTTAACGAACCGGAATATTTCAAGAGAGAAGAATTCAAGATCAATAAAGAACTTATTTTAGATCAGGATATTAGAGAAAAAATAGAAGAAGACGAGAGTTACGAAACTCTTCTACAGATCCTTCTATCCGCCTTTAGAAAATTAAAGAAAAAAGCACATGGGTTCTTCACCGAGGGGGTAGTTGAGCAATTTAATCTATTAATCAGAGATATTGCAGATTATATAAATGCTAGAAAAGCAGAGCCTGTCCAAGAATCGGGGATTCCAACTTTTGTTCAATTTAGAAAAAGCTCTGCTGTTTTCTCCCCTATCAACGAGAGTGAAAATGAGCCAGATGAAACAACTGAATCTGATGAAGATGATGAAAATACTGGCGCAAAAGAAGACGAAAAAACCAATGAGTTTTTTGCTTATGATGATTTTAAGAAGGTAATTAAAACTCCAAAAGAAAAAAGAAAATCCAAGAAGTTAAACGAAAACGCAGAGAAAGTCAATCTTATCATAGGAAAATTCCAGCCGTTTAGCAATGGTCATTTAAAGATGGCTATGAGAGCCAAGAAAGAAAATGGATATCCTAGCGTACTTTGTGTGCACCATCCAGGGACAACATCTAAAAAATACCCATTTAGTCAGGAAACTGTTGAGAAAATGCTCCTCGGGATTAAGGAAGAGCACTCCGATATTATCAGGGAATCATATGTGATTAATAAAGATTTTTTGGATGAGGTGTTTGAAAATCTTCCCGAAACTTTCTTCCCAGTCAGCATATGTGTGGGTGAAAAAAATTATTCAAATCTATATCTTCAGAGAGATTGGTCCAAGAATAACGGAACCTTAATCAATGAAGAAATTAAGCTATTTAAAACCCCGACCTGGAATTCAGGTAGAGATATCAGAGATTTCATCAGGAATGAAAACTTTTCACAATTCAAAAAATCCGTACCTAAAAGTGTAGGCCTTTTGTATAATCAATTTGTTACGGAAATTAGGGAAACCGGGGATATATAACAAAAATAATCTCCAAAATGCAGGGAAAAAGAATTGCTTCCTGGAATGATTTCCAGCTTTTTGAACAAGTCTATCGGGACTTGGAAGACGACAATCAAAAAATTTCACAAGAAGCTTTTAGAAAAATAAGATCCGCTTGTTTTAAAGTAATGGGTCAATATCCTTTTTTTAGAAGCGTACTAAGCAGCCTTATTATAAAGGAAAATAGAAATCTCCGATATAAAACTATGGCGACCGACGGAGCTAGTATACATTACGATCCTGGATTTGTACTAGATCAGCCGCTTGATGTGGTAACTTGGGTGATTGTCCATGAAATAATGCACAATGTTCTAAAGCATTTCGATAGAAAAGAATTAGATGCTGATACTGTAACTTGGAACATGGCAGCGGATTATGCTCTTAATCAGTTAATCACTTATAATAAATCCAACCCCTCTCTTCCTCCAACCAAAGCTGACTATGAGGCTGCAATGGGAAAGGGAGGATTATTTCCAGGGTGTGGACAAACCAAGGGAGACGACAAATTTGAAAATTTAACAGCCGAACAGATTTTCAAGATTCTACTTAAAAATCCACCGGTCTGTCCTCAGTGCGGAAAAAATCCTTGTGAGTGTCAGAAGCCTACTCCACCTCCACGTGATCCTGATCCATTACAGGTCGGAGATATCATATACGACGAGAAAACGGACGAGTATGGCGTGGTAACTTCTTTTGACGAAGCAACAGGTGAGGTGACTTTGGATCCTATGGATAAAGATGCTGTTAGGGAAGAAGTTAAGAGACAGTATGAAGAAAAATACGGAACCGTTTAATAAAATATAAAAGCTGGATGAAAACGAAAATAGATAGAGTAATCAGAATCAGACTTAAGGATTCTGAAAATAAAGGACCAGGAGATCCCGAAGTTGGAGACCCAAAAACAATATATCTAGAAAAAGATCCTCCTGAGAATGGAGATGGCCCTGGCGGAACTGGTGATTTTCCTACAGGCGATAGAGAGGGTGAAGGGGAAGGACAGGGTGGAGGACCTATTCCAAATCCATCGAATACGTATTCAAGGGATAAGGCAGAATGGGACAGACAGATGGAAGAGGATGTTGATTATGGCAGGGATAAAACCAAAGTTACCTGGGGAGAAGTACTTCCTGCAGGATCACTTGGTGACACTGACATGGGAAAATCCCAAATATCCTCCAAAATGGATGAATTGGTTCAAAGTGCAATGGCGCAGAATCTGGATAATGACCCAGTTTCAAAAAGAATCGCCAAAAGATTAGAGGGTCTTAAGGCCCCGATCGTTGATTGGAAATCTGAACTTGCCAGATTTATAGAAAAAATTGTAACCAAGACTCAATATAAGCTTCCTTCTAGAAGATTTGGTTCCCAAAGAACCGCTCAATATGGATATAAGAGAACAAAAGAGCAGACAGAATGTATTGTGGTTGCCATAGACACGTCTGGATCAATATCAGATAAAATGGTTCATAGATTCTTGAGTGAGACCCAGTCAATAGTTCAATCGTTTGATCCAAAAGATCTCTATGTTATATTTTGTCACACTAGTATATACAGGGTAGACCATTATTTACCTGGTGAAAAAATATCCGATGGAGAGCTAAAGACCGGGGGAACGGAATTTTGGCCACCTTTCAAATGGGTAGAACAGAATCTTTTGGATGAGGGAATATCTCCTTCCGTTTTCATATATTTTACAGACGGAGAGGCATCTTTCCCAAGTACCGGGGATTACTCCATAGGTGACTATCTAGACAGAGTTATTTGGGTGGTTCTTGGATTTGGACAAGCCAGTGACGTTCCTGTTCCATGGGGCAACAGAATGGACATAGTTCTTCCAAATAAATCTTCTGAACTATAAGATATATAGTCTATAAAAAATAAAAAAGAAATGAAGAGAATATCTAATTTTAACCAATTCGTAAACGAATCATATCTTTCCAAAGCAATGCAGACAGTTAAGAACTGGGCTTCTTCCTTTATGAAGAGCCTGCAGGATGGATTGGTAAGAATGATTCCGTCCGGTTTAAAAGCAGGAAAACCTGTTGCAGTCCTATTTGATGGAGAAAAAGGACCTATTGCTGACCAGCTATTAAAATTCTATAAAGGAACTCCATATGCAGAGGCAATAGAAGAAGCTAAGGTTCCTATGGAGTATCCAAGACAAGACGACGTTTTGAATGTTGATGTTAACGAGCTTAAGAAAATGCTCAAAACCAGACTGAAAGCAGTATTGAGAGCTAAGGGCGACGAAAAAGAGGTTTTAACTATTAAGCCATTCTTTATATTCGGAGCACCTGGAATCGGTAAAACAATGATTGTTGCTCAAGTACTTGATGAGTTGAGCGAAGAATTAGGATTACCACATAGATTAAATCTACACAACGTTGATGGAGAATTTGCTGAGCCAGTCGACTTTGCCGGTGTTCCTTCCGTTGTTGATGTAGAACAGCCAAGTGCAGAATCCCCTTACGGAAAAGGCGTAACAAGATCAAACGTATCTGTTAACCTCCTTCCTGCTGATAATGGACCGGGAGATGCAGGCGGTATAATCTTTATTGATGAGATCAACCGTATGGATAAAGAGGTTGTTAAAGTATTCATGAAATTAGCCCAGAGTAGAAGACTTGGGGCATCTTATACTATTCCACCAAAATGGTATATTGTAGCTGCTGGTAACAGAAGGGAAGATGATCCATCAACAGTTAAAGACCTTGGGACTGCACTTAGAGATAGATTCTCTGTAGTAAACTATGTTCCTTCCACTAAATCATGGATTAAATATGTTTCTAGCGATCCTAAGCTTAAGACCGTGGTTTTACCTGAGTTGGTTGACTTCTTTGAATTTAGCGAGGATTACTTCCATAATCTAGATCCTTCTAAAGGCCTAGTAAAATTCCCTACGCCTAGAGCGTGGGTTGATGCTTCTTATGGTCTTAAGAGAAGAATGGAAGAACTCGAGGAAGAAGGAAAGGGTAGTGTCACTATGGACGAAATTAAAAAGCTGTTCCAACTTGAAGTTGGAGCTGATGCAGCTCAAGCATTTGTTGATTTCTATAGATTGGTATCAGAGATCAACATTAAGGATGTTGTTAAAGTTTTTGAAGATCCAGAAAACGCACCATTGCCTAAGAAAATGTCAGCCGGAGGAAGATCTTATGATCCTGCTCATGCACATGCTTGGATTTGCGCAGTTATTAAGAAAAGTAGAGAATTGCAGATTACCACAAAAGAGGTTAAGAATTTCACTGATTATTTAATTAGAATGGGATCGCCAGAACTTGGAGCTGCTGCTTTAACATCATTCACAAAATCTCATCCTGAATTAAGAAAAAATCCAGAGGCGATAGAAATTCTAGCTGAATTAGCAGAAGAATGGAGCGCTGATGTAGATCTAGAGTAATGGTAAAAATCAAAAGATATACTGAATATGTGGGAGAGGGCCAGAAAAAAGATTCTGGCCTTTTTTCTACTGTAGATAAGGTAAAGGAAGCTAGAGACAAGCTTCATGAGGCTTCTATGGAATGTAAAAATGATCCTAGAATTGATGAGAGCAAGATAATGGAGTGCTACGAGGGTTTGAATAAATACTATGAGAATCTTTCTATGCAGGCTCCATATGTTGACACTATTAAGTATGGAAAGATTCCAAACACCTCAATGAATATATTGACCAAAAAAGGAGACAGCTAAGATGAAACACCTAATGTTATTTGAAGATTTCCTATTCGAAGACGGATATGGTAAAAACTTTTTCTTCCCTGAGAAGAGAGAAAAAGCAATTTATTATTATTTCAAGATTAACGAGGGAGAGAGCCAGAAAGGATTTATTCTTAAGATCTCTAAAAACTGCGTTTTAATGACTCCCGAAGGATCAGAAAATTCTTATGGATGCCTTAGAATAGAACCTATTTCTATAGCCACAATGGATGATCATTTAGCTAATGAGACGGATTTTAAATTCAGAGAGGATGATATGATAGAGATCGAGGAGGATGAATTTCCTAGAATCTATAAAATTGTCTCCGAAGCAATACAGAATTATCTACAAAAGAATCCAAAGGTCACTAAGATATACGATGAGATGCTCCTTAATGTTCCAATGTCAAGAAAGGAATATAAAAACGATGTCGAAGCCATGATATCTGGGTGGAGCTACGGAAAATGGTCCATTCAAGATGGCCCAGAAAAAAAGATCCTAATATATCAAAAAAGAGATCACGAATAATGTCCCGTATTTTAAGTTATAGCGGCTTTATTAATGAATCAAGGATTGCTATTGCTTGGACCGGAAAGAATGAAACTAGGGACTCTATATTGAGTTTTATAGGGGAAAAGGAAAAGGTCACAATGATAGAGCTTGATGAATTCCTGCTTTCCCTTCCCGAGGAAAAAGGCAAAAAGGCGGATTTCAAATGGATCAAGAGAAACAAACATTTAGTCAAAAGACATATAGACGAAAATGGACCCAACTTTTACACTCTAACTTCACTAGGAAAAAGAATTCTTAGATTATCCAGGGTTAATGATTGAAACTATTTTTACCTTATGCTGTAAAAAAGGTAAAAGTAAACAAAATGGAAAATTACAACAAAATCGTAGCTCTAATCGAGCTCATGAAAGAAGACGTTGATAAATTCTTTGAAAAAGGAAACAAATCAGCAGGAACAAGAGTAAGAACTGCATGTCAGGATCTTAAAAAATTAGCTCAGGAACTTCGAATGGATGTTCAGGACGCAAAGAAATCCACCAAGTAATAATTAATTAATTTTAAATAAATCAAAATGGGATATTATATTTGTAAAGTCAATTTCTCTAGCGGAGAGGTTTCTAAAAGCGGTAAAGCTAAAGTTACTAAATCACAAATCTTAGTTGAGGCAGAAAGTGTCACTGATGCCGAAACTAGCCTTCACAAACATCTAGGTGGAGATGCCACTACGGCTCACCTTGATTTTGAGGTTACCTCTGTTTCTCAGTCTCCAATCGAGTCTGTTCTACAGATTAAAGATGTTAGATAATTAAAGACATTAATGACACTAAAAGCCAGCTATAATGCTGGCTTTTTTGTGTGTGTGGATTTTTGTTCTGGATATATAAAGAATGAAGAATTTAATGAGCTTTGATCTCTTCCTAATCGAATCTGCTAATATTGAAAAATACGAGGCACCTAATAGCCCGGTAAAGATACCCGCCGGCGACAAAGGATTTGAGACAGTTCAGAAGCACTATAATAGATTTATGTGGACACTGAACGATCTGAAGAAAAGGAAGAAAAAGAAGTTAAATAAGACTTCAATTCAAAAACAGCAGTAAAACGTTATGCTTCAGTTTCGAAAAGCCAATAGTGATCATGCTGACTCTTTTGAAAATATTTTTATGTGATGAATTTATATGTATATTAGCTGGTTAGATAAAAAATTCTGTAAGAATTGCAATTCTGAATTAAAAATTAGGAACAAGAGAGATATTTCCCGTAAAAACTTTTGCTCCAGATCATGTAATGCAATATTCAACGGGAAAAAAAGATTATCGGATCCAGATTTTAAATTGAAATTCATAGAGGCTTCCAAAAATCCAGAAAGCCGATTGAAGAAAGGCCATAAATTGGAAAAACATCCCTTATGGAAGGGTAGAAAAAAGATATTCTGCCTATCTTGTGATAATGAATTTGAGGTAAAAATAAATTCAAAAAGGAAATATTGTAGTAAAATATGTTCTTTGAAAAAAATACATTCCGATGCTATTGGAAGAAGTAGAGTTAATAAGATTAAACATGAATGCGTGATTTGTCATAGGACTTTTGAAAGATCTGAAAATTATAAATCACCCGCTAAATATTGCTCCAGAAAATGTCATTGTATAGGAATAGTGAAATTCTCCAATAAAAAATATACCAGCATTGAAAAAATTGTGGAAAATATTTTAATTGAGTTGAACGTAGAATATCATACCCAGTATCCTATATGTAATATATCAGTAGCGGATTTTAGAATAAATAATTTACTAATATTTGCTGATGGAGATTATTGGCATAATTTACCAGGTAGAAGGGATAAAGATATATTACAAGCATCCAAACTACAGCAATTGGGGTATATAGTTATTAGATTCGATGGGAGTTTAATAGAAAAAGATTATAATAAAGTCAAAGATAAAATAAGAGAAATTTTATGATACAAGAAAAATCCGTTTCAAGGAGCCAACAGAGATTAATGGGACAAGCCTATGGCGTTAGACAGTTCAAGGACTCCCACGGGAAAAAAGGATTGGACCCAAAAGACGTAGATCCCAAATACCGAAAAACAATTGTTTCAATGTCTGATAGTATGACAAAGAAGCAACTAAAGGATTTTGCAGAGACCAAACATAAAAAGCTTCCTGAAACCGTGGAGGAAGAATCTATTAAAGATATTTACTTTAAGCTTTCTCCCGATGCACAATATGATAAGTCCAAAACAGCCCAGAGAAAACTCCAGAATCTAGTTGACTATAGAGAATGGATTGAAAAAAATAAAAGATAAAAATGGAAGAACTAAATGAAGATTGTGGATGCGGCGGGGCACATTACGAGCCCACCGAACACACGATGTCAAATCAAAGATCCCCCGATCCAATGGTGGGAAAAAATGTTAGACTTCAGGACGGTAGAAGTGGATTAGTTGACGATTCAATCAGAAACTCGAGAGGAGAAGTTATAGGATATGTTATCGAGGGAGACAAGGGAAATTTCCGTGTTTTCAGGGATAAGATAGCTGAGATATTGGATGAATCCGAAGTTATGGCTACACCAGCAAACGTTCCAGGAATGGGCGATGTGGCGCCTCCGACACGAACATCTACCGGATCTGGAGATCAGTTTCCGACTCTAACCGTGGGAACCCCGGGTGCTAAGAGTAAAAAGAAAAAGCCAATGGAAAAAAGAAAATCGTCTGTGATGAGCTTTGATGATTTTATGGGACATGCTAAAAAGACACAACCTTAAATATTAAGGTGACAAAATCACCACCTATATTGAAAAACCTCGTCGAAAATGTCGGGGTTTTTTGTTTGGCCTCTAATTTGCAATAGGATTATAAAAAAAATATTATTATGAAAACAAAAAACCTATTTAGAGACCTAAACACAGAAATCAGAGAGATGTTTGACCTGGTAGAGCTTTCTGATCTACAGAAAGGAACATCAGACTTCTTCGTAAATGTTTTTAATGAAGTTGCTTCTCGCGAGAAAATAATGGTTAACGTACCAGGATTTTCCAAAGATGATCTAAAAATTTCTCTTGATGAAAAGGGATATCTTAAAATATCAGGAGAAAAAGAAGTGGAGGGTAAAACCAGAAAGATCCAAAGATCCTATTACATCCAGCATCTTAATTCATTAGATACCGATAAAATACAAGCGAAGGTAGAAAATGGGCTACTGGTCATCAATCTGGGAAAAAAGGATGAATCTAAGAAAGGGCCTAAGGAAATTATTATTCAGTAACTTTCTGAAAAAAACATCTATAAAAAGGGAATCTTTGGATTCCTTTTTTTATTTTTACAAAAAATTTCAATTATGTTATATTCTTATCAAGAACAAATCGATAGATTTGCAGTCGAATTAGCTGATGAATCTATTCAGAAGAAAAAAAATTCTGAGTATAAAGAATCATTTACTCTCGAAAACATTGCTAGATCAATATCCAGCATATATGATGTTGAATACGAGAAAGCTCTGAAAGATCTTAGCTATAAAAAGAATCTACATTTTGCTAAGCTCATGAACTAATTCATGAGGCTCATTCAGGATGAATACAGAGGCGAGCCATGGAAAATTATGGTTTGCTGTATTCTACTTAACCAAACATCCAATAAACAGGTTCGCCCGTTATTGGATGTTTTGTTTGGTAGGTTTCCTGGACCATCTTCCGTTAAAGAATGTGACCATCTCGAAATATCTGAAATAATAAGGACCACCGGATTTCAGAATGTCAAAGCGAGCAGGATCATAAGAATGAGTCAAAAATTCACCTTGGGATTTAAGGATCCTATAGAACTTCCGGGAATTGGTAAATACGGAGTTGAATCGTGGAAAATATTTGTTGATGATTTTATAGAATTTAATCCATCTGACAGAAGATTAAAAGAATATATAGCTTATTTAAAGGATGGAAATAAAGATAGGAATAACCCAGACTAAATTTATCTCAACATTTTCTGAATACAGAAGGTGGATCTCCTCTGCGTCTTCCCCTCGCCCGATAAAAATAATACAGCTCCAGACGACAAATTCAAGATCTATAGAATTTCCGGAATTGGACGGAATAGTATTTACTGGTGGAGCCGATATACATTCCAGTTTTTATGGTGTTCCCTCCGAGGAACAAATTTCGGAAAGAGATCTCTGCGAGAAGGAATATTTTAGCCATTACAAAAACACAACACCTATTTTGGGAGTTTGCAGAGGAATGCAATTGATTAACTCGCTAATGGGGGGTGATTTATATACGGATCTGATAACGGACCTTAACGAGAATTATTCAATTCATCTCACGCATAATAAATTTTCATCGTATCATAAGATCATTTCAGAGGGCAGTAGTTTTATCCGAGATGGAGCGTATCTTGTCAATTCCAGACATCATCAGGCTGTAAAGAATGTGGCCCCAGGTTTGAAGTTAAAAGCCAAGGCTGAAGACGGAACAATAGAGGTCCTAGAGGATGATAACAAGATATTAGTGCAATTTCATCCAGAGAGAGACGAAATATGCGGATTTGAAATATGCAATGCAATTTTATCTCAGTTTATAAGGATGATTCTAAATAACTCTTCGAGATAATTATCCTTTTTGTGCTTTTTTTGGAAACCTTAATCGTAGTGGTCCATAAAAAGTATAATGATAATAGATATTGAAAACCAAGGTAATTCTCTTAAGATCTCTCATTATAATGATGAGGGTGATCTAGAGTTTATGAATCTGGACATTCCCAAGTCCCAAAGATTCATCTGGAGGAAAACTTCAGAGAGCGATAAAAGTAAAGATCCCGTTTGGAGATCGTGGGACGGATTCCCCGTCAAAAAATCGATGGGTGAAAGATTTGATAAGTATCGGATAGTTGAAATTCTGGAGAGCTTCGACAAGAGTATCACTAAGCCGCTCTGGGAAACACAGGTTCCCAAGAAATACTTTGTCGATATTGAAACAGAGATCACAGATAACCGGGCGGATTCACTTGATACCGCCCAGGCTAAAAACAAGATCCTCTCGATTGGTATTGCTTCATCTATGGGAAAGATATTAATTCTGGGTATAGATGATATGCCGAATGAAAAGATTCTAAGCATAGAAAACAGAGTAAAAGAGCATTTTAAGGGATTCAAGGGTGATTGGACTTTTAACTATCGAAAGTTCGAAAGCGAATTCGATATGATCTATACATTTCTAGCCAAGCTCCTTCATAAGATGCCACTGGTTACAGGATGGAACTGGTTTGGATATGACTGGCCTTATATTCTGGGAAGATGTAAGAGATTGGGAATCGACCCATCGATTGCTTCTCCCAGCGGAATACTTCTAGGTAAGAACCAAATACCAATGCATGTGCTCATGGTTGACTACTTGGATATCTACAAGAAATGGGATAGGGTCATTAAGATCAGAGAGTCAAATTCCCTTGATTATGTTGCTAATGCTGCACTTGGAGTGAAGAAGATCAAATATGATGGAACTCTGAAGGATCTTTATGAATCGGATTTTGAAACATATATCTTCTATAACGCAGTCGACTGTGTTCTGCTTCACTATATAGATCAGAAGCTGAACACAATGGCCACATTCTTTAAAATAGCTAATGTAAGTGGAGTTGAGATCAATCGTGCTCTTTCTCCTGTTTGGACGACGGAAGTTCTTATGCTCAGAAAATTCCTGGCTAGAAATCAGGTCATAGTCTACGAAAGAAAGGATGATGTGGCTGTTAAATTTGAGGGAGCTTACGTGAAACAACCAGAGAAAGGGATGTATGAATGGATAGCATGTTTTGACTTTGCCTCCCTGTATCCCAACACGATGATGCAATGGGGAATATCCCCGGAGATCTTCATTGGAAAAAACATTCAGAATCCACCGGAAGGAGCAATCCACACTTCTTCTGGGGCTTATTTTTATAGCAAAAATGGAGAAGAACCCGTTCTAAGAGATGTTCTTAAATCCTTATATGCCCAAAGAAAATCTGCTAAAGGAAAGTACATGGATTGTCAAAGAGAAATCGAAAAAATTGAAAAACTCATAAAACAAAAATCAAATTAATATGGCAAACACAGACAACCGCTGCGCAAATCTTGAGATCGAAGATATATGGTCTACGAAAGTTACCAACGATGGAGAATTCATCGGTCAAGAATCCATCGACACTCTTGGGGACATCCTAAATCTTCAGGCTGAAACTCAGAAGAATGTTTATGGATATGATTTTGAAAACATGACTCTCAGAGAGATTATGGAATTCTGGCACATGAATTCTCATTCGTTAATAGATGAAATTCACGAAGCTACTGATGCACTGGGTGGTATAAAGGATGGCAACGGAAATGCTATATGGAAGAAATGGAAGAAGGCTTATTCTACCTATTCTGATAAGAAATTCTCGGATCTCTCCGAATCCGATCAGATTGAGTGTAAGTTTGAAATAATAGACATGCTTCATTTCTTTATGAATTATGCAGCAGCTATCGGCATGACATCTCAAGAAATGTACAACATGTATATGAGTAAAAACATGGAGAATAGAGCAAGACAACAAAGGGGATACTAAATATATAGGATAAAATATGCACATGGAAGAACCATTATTAAAATCAAACCCATCGAGGTTTTCGTTATTACCGATTCACTGTCAAGATATCTGGAAGATGTATAAGACAGCAGAGGCGTCTTTTTGGACCGCAGAAGAAATAGATCTAAACCAGGACTTGGTGGATTGGAGAGAAAAACTCAATGACAATGAGAGATATTTCATTAAGAATGTTTTGGCATTCTTTAATAATTCAGATGGAATTGTCAATGAGAATCTGGCCCTGAATTTTCTAAACCAAGTTCAATTCCCCGAGGCTAGATGCTTCTATGGGTTTCAATTGATGATGGAGAATATTCACTCCGAGACCTATTCCCTTTTGATTGACACGTACATCAATGACGATGAGGAAAAGAAGCACCTATTTAATGCCATAGAAACGGTTCCCTCTGTGAAGAAGAAAGCGGAATGGGCTTTTAGATGGATCGATAATGGTACATTTATCGAGAGACTGATAGCTTTTGCTGCAATTGAAGGAATATTTTTTTCTGGATCCTTCTGCTCTATATTCTGGTTGAAGAAAAGAGGTCTGATGCCAGGTCTTTGTTTCTCCAATGAATTAATTTCGAGGGATGAAGGATTGCACTGCGATTTTGCATGTATGCTCTATAACAACTATATCCAGAATAAGCTTCCTCTGGAAACTATTCAGTCCATCATTAAAGAAGCAGTGGAAATAGAAAAAGAGTTCATCACAGCATCTTTGCCCGTAAGACTTATCGGTATGAACTCAGATCTCATGAGCCAGTATATTGAATATGTGGCTGATAGACTCTTAGTCACCCTAGGATGTCCCAAGATTTGGAATTCTAAGAATCCTTTTGACTTTATGACTAATATAGCAATGGAGGTTAAGGGAAATTTCTTTGAAGGAAGAATAGGATCTTATCAAAAAGCGGGTGTTTTGAAAAACGAGGGAGGCAGCGAAACGTCTAAGGTATTTACTATAGACGCTGATTTTTAAAAAATGTATTTCGATAGTGATTCATATCTTATGGCTGATTTTTGCGGGAATTAAATTTCCATTTGCATTATTCTATTCTGCTATAATCTGGACATCTCCTATAATGATTTTAGAGACGCTGATTGGAGGAATTCTCTCGGCGTCTCTATTTTCTTTTTTGGGATCAAAGATAGAAAGATACATCATGAAAAAATTTCCAGGTAGATTTAAAGTGTTCTCTAAAAAAAATAGAATGCTGGCAAGAGTACGAAGGATAGGAGGAATAAGGGGAATCTCTTTTTTATCCCCCGTTTTATTGGGAATTCCCATTGGGGTTTTGCTATGTCTCACCCTTACGACGGATAAAAACAGGATTATGGGTCCAATGACGGCATCCATTAGCTTTTGGATTATGGTCTTCACGATTATGGGATATATAATTAAAATTTACAGCTCAAATTAGCTAGAAAATAAATGGGCAAGAAAAAACACGTTATATTATCAGAGGTTGCGACGGCTTCGTTGTCTCCAGCCCAGTCGGGAAAAGTACCAGTTTATAATCCCACAACCAATGACTTCGATCTGGGTAATTCATCGGGGGGTGGTAATCTTTACTATCAATCTGAATGCCCAGCTGGATACACGCCGGAAGAAATTCCTCTGGGATCTTTCTGGTACAACTCGGTGACGGGAGTTCTATATGTTAGAATTTATCATGAGTCATCGGATCAATATCTTTGGGTGACTCCATCGTCGGAATGTTGTGGCGGGGTCTCTTTTTTTTACAGAGACACATGTCCCGATATACAACCTGGAGAGATTCTTCCGGGATCACTTTGGTATAACTCTGAAACTGGGATTCTTGCCATTTACATATATGATTCGGTACAGGATCAATATCTTTGGGCTTCACCAGCTATAAATTGTTGCGATACTGGAACTGGTACCGATGGATCGACTGGTCCAACGGGACCAATGGGACCAATGGGATCTCCCGGATCAGATGGAATTACTTATGCTAAATTATCATTCAGCGAAATTCCGATAAAAAATTTAAATTCAGCTCCACAAACTCTAGTTTATGCAGCAGGAGCTGGTACAGCTATATGGCTTCATTCGGCTATAGTGAAGTTTAATTATGGGGGTACTCCTCTATCGGGATCATCATATTTACTGCAGATCTATCATGATGGAAGTCCGGATCATCTAATGTCTAATAAAATTATGGATTCCACAACTTCCATAATAAATCAGATGACTCCATCAACAAATAGAGAGATATTATCAAATGCAGATCTCAAAATAGGAACTACGAGTAACTATACCGGGGGAGAAGGAACAACAATGGATGTATACGTAGCTTACAAAATATTGACTCTATAAAATAATTAAAAATAAAATGGAACAACAAATCACACCACAAAATTTCATGGAGAAGCTCAGGAATTCTGCTATTTTGTTAGCTGAAGTTAAGAAATTAAGGGACGCTAATCCCACTGCAGATTTTTCGGATATCATTAGAGAGGCTAAAAGAAACATAGAACAAAATAAATCCTAATGCCATACGGAGAAATAAACTGGCCTAAAAATGCAAAGATTGGCGATGTTTATCAGGGACCAAATGGAAGATATTGGATCTTTGATGGGTGCGCCTGGACTGGAACTTGTTGTCCACCAATTTCGGAGTGTAATAATATTTCAGAAGGAGTACTTTTAACTTTCGGGGTTATCAACCTTTTTGAAACTTCTATAGGTCCTTATGTAGAGGCGAATCTCACATATTTTGGAGATGACTCCTATGGAAATCCTGTTTACCATCTAAAATCCTATTATGATGGACCCGACAAGGTTGAGTTTTTTTTCACGCTTCTTTTCAATCAAGATATTAACTCCTGGACTCTTTACCTTTCTGTGTCGGTCCTCGACGGGATCTCCGGGGGAGCTGAAATAGCATATCTTCCTGGTGTTGCCTCTGGTGAATCCATAGAGGGAAATTGGGAATTTACTAATCCGTACGGAAATGAACTATATTTCTCCATTTCATCTGCGTGTGGAGCAGACAATGGGATATGTGTGACCCAATTTAATGATGGATTCACATACACATACAATCTTTTTCCCTGGAAATCCGAGATAGACTCACCAATCGAAGGGTATTTAGCCCTACCGAATGTTTTTCTTCTTTGGGACTCGATAACGGAAGAATGGATATTTGTAGACCATAGTGGCAATAATTATTCTATTGCAGGAACATCTACCCAGCCACCGAGCGGACTATATCTAGAAACGCCTCTCGGGGATCTAACATTCAATTCTGGGTATTGCTCCTGTGATCCTATGGTTAGCGGGATTGGTCTGAATGTTTACGAGGAAGGACTAGATCTTGCATATTTAGTTGTGCTTTATTATGATGGAATGGATGTGAATGGTAATCCTGTTTTTAGATATGGCTATTCCGTGGGCGGAACTGAGGGATTACAATTTACGATCTCTTTCAACACCTCCACTTCCAAGTGGGAATTAATATTTTCAACTGGAGATTATGTTGGGGGATCCTTTGTTTCCTCAACTAATTCTTTGGTCTGTACTAATGATTACTTTTATCTGGGAAATCAATGGGGAACTCCATCGATTCCGGAGTTTGGAACTGCAGTTTGGACCCATTGTGGACCTTTCGTGGAGCCTTTCTGTATCACCGTGGCCACTAATGACGATATTCCTGAGGTTAGAACATGGCCTGTTTGGGGATTTATAACGGGGGGACAGTTTGTATATTTTATTCCATCTGATGAACCCATAGGGTTTATATTCTGGAATGGGTCCAATTGGGAAGGAACTCTCCCGTATTATTCTGCATCCCCTCCGATAACAATAACATTCTCCGGGACACCTAATGAATATTTTAATCCGATTGGATCATGGACTAATGATGGAGGATTTTTATCAGTTGAAACCAGTGAGGGACCTTGTGAGTTCGCTGATAATCCACCAATACCTTAATATCAATCTAAAAAACAGTGAACTACCTAGAAATAAATTGGCCAACTAACCCCTTAACCGGACAACCCTACACAAGCTCATTCGGCAGAACGTGGGTCTGGAACGGTTGTGGATGGGAAGCAACGTGTTGTCCCCCTGCATCATGCAAATATTATGATGGACTGGATGTCACATTTACCTTTTCTGGTGCTGGTGGAGTGTATTATAATCTAGCATTTAACTATTCTGGTGACGATGGAAACGGAAACCCAATCTTCGAGTTTGAAGCATCTAATGTTTTTTCTTTCACCATAGAATACAACACATCGATATCTAAATGGGAGTTTCTTTTTGGCGGATCACCAGTAGCTTATTCTTCTGAGTTATATGGAAGTTATGGAACTGAATGGTTTGAGTATTCTCCATCCAATTTGGAATATCTGACCACTACCTGTGGGGCTACATTCCCAGTTCTTTGCATGGAAGTGGTTTCAGAAGTAAGTGTACCCCAGTTCAATCTCCTAACCGCGGGATATTCTCCCGGTGAGGTATCAGTATTTGTTCCTATAGAGGGGGATCCGATAATGTGGGATGGTTCCCAATGGAGTGGGGCCTTGGGATCATCGGGTAACGTTTTAATATCCATTTCCGGATCTGAAAGTATACCGCCAGTAGGATCTTGGAATATAGTGGATCTTAATTACCCTGAATCGGTCACATCGGTAACCACTACTCTTGGTCCATGTAATTTTGTTGGATGATTATATTCAGATTCATAAAAGCTATTCTGAGATATGTATTTTTTGGTACGGATCTTCCTGATCCTGAGATTAATTACAGACGGAGTATTTGTGGATCTTGTGAATATAATATAGATAGAAGGTGCTCTCAGTGTGGATGTTATATAAAATACAAGACGAGAATGTCAACAGAATCTTGTCCTGAAAATAAATGGTAAATATGGCTTGTGGATGTTCAGATGACAATAAAAATAAAACGGCCGGACAGGGTATCCCAAAGGTATCAGAGACTGCTAAAAAAATAGCGGAAAGAATATCAGCTAAATCTGAGGTTATCCGTAGAATATGGAATAACTCCAAGCAGGAAAGCTATATTAATAGAGTTAGAAAATAACTCAAGTAACAAAATTATCTCATCACTCTATAATATGATGAATGAAAAGAGTGCACGTTCCCAATGTCTCCGGACACAGTCTTAATAAGATAAACCAGGATATTAAAAAATCTCTGGACCAACATTTCTCCTTCGTTGATGGATCACCTGCTGACATTTTGGTTCAGCACTATGTTTCTGGAATCGGTACCTCCAAGAAGTATAATAGAAAAATACTAATACAGCCCATAGACGGAACCCGGATTAACCAGGGAATGGTTAAAAGTATAAATCAATTTGACCTCATATTAGCTCCTGCTGAAGCATCCAAGAAAATAATGGAGTCTTCCGGCGTGATTAAGCCGATTAGGATTATTTCCAACTATTATGACGATGATCTCTTGGATATAAAGAGCAATTTCTTCGATGTCAGATACAGCTCTAAAAAATATACATTCTATTCAGAAACCACTGGAATCAAGAGAAAGAATGTTGATAATCTCCTCCGATATTTTTTAGATGAATTCTCAGGAAAGCCAGAAGCCGAAAAAGTCAGACTTGTCCTAAAACTTTCATCCGGCGATAAAACTAAGATGAGCACTCTGGAAAAAATCAGGAATTCGTATCAGAATGCTCCAGAAGTCGATATTTATAATCAGTGGCTTGATGATGCTGATCTTAATTCATTGAGAAGGGGAATGGATTGTTATGTTATGCTCTCCTATATGGAGGGATTTTGCATACCTCTGCTTAATGCCGCGGTTTTAAAGAAGGATATAATATGTCTTAATTCCACGATTAGTGGATATATGGATTTTATTAACAAAGGAAATTCAATCTTGGTTCCTGTTAAGAAAATCCCAATAGATCAAAAACACGAAAGTCTTTTGATCTATGATAAGACATCAACATGGGAGGAACCCATATATCCTGAATATCAGAGAGCCCTTAGAAAAGCCTATACTGGAGAGTATCAATTCGATAAAGTCGACGATTTTTCCGACTTCTCCAAACGATCCGTAATGGAGAAATATAGAGAAGAGATAGAAGGTAGAGACTCGTTGGGCTGCTGTATATCACAGGAATCCAGTAGAGATGCTTACTCTGCTGTGTGTAGGGATCTGGAAAGAATAGGTGTGGACGGATGCGATTTTTTTGAGTATTCCAAAATAATTAGATCTCATATAAAAAGGAGCGGAATTCCAAGAAATTCTTTCGTCAATAATATTATACAAACTCATATTGATGTTTTAAAAACAAGGGAATCGTCCAAACTGGAATATTCTCTGATCTGCGATGATGATGTGATAGTGATCAGGGATGACGAGAAAATTCTTGACATTGTGAGAAAAGCTCCTGAGGATTGGGACATTATATTTCTAGGAGGTATGAATCATTATCATCCTCCTTTTATTATCGATGATGATTTTTACAGGTGCAGATTTTCATTTAATCCACATTGTTATCTGATTAAGACATCCTTTATTCCAGTTGTTTTGTCGGAGCTAGAAAAAAGAGAAGCTGAATGTGATGTGATATTTGCCAAAATGCAAGAATCTGGAATTGGAAACTGGTATGGATTAAAAAGAGATATGATCATTCCATCCGGCAGGAATGGAACCAAATATATTAGTCTCTTTCCGCCCGCATATGCACAGGTTAAAAATTTGGAAAGAAAAAGAACCGGGGATTTAAGGATCTCCAGAATATCTTCAGATTCCTCTATAAAAGGAATAAAATATGTTGCGGTCAGAGGAAGTTCCGGATATGCAAATTGTGCAAAGGATTATATTATTGGAATAAGCGATTCCGGGATTCCAGTTACACCGCATCTTCTTAAGCATAATGATTCTTCCTACCTTACTGGCGATAAAAATTCCAGAGTTAACTCACTAAAAGACGACGGAATGGATTACGACGCCTTAATTATTCATCTTTTGCCGGATCTCTGGAAGAACGAGGTGGATACTCATGGCGCAAATGTTCGCGATAAGATAGGATATTTTGCATGGGAAGCGGATAAAATTCCTGATGAGTGGTCCGAAGGATTTGATGTGGTTGATAAAATAGCTGTTCCGTGTGAATGGAACAGAAAGGTACTAATAGATTCAGGAGTCACAAAACCTATTTGTGTTATACCCCATATTTACGATGAAATCGTTCCCAAATCATTTGGTATACCAGGATACAATGGCGAATTTGTGTTTTATACCATAGGACAATTTCTGGAAAGAAAGGGCATAGAGGACTCGGTTCGTTCGTATTTGGGAGCATTCACATCAGAGGATAATGTTTGTCTTATAGTTAAAACGGAAGGTAGGGAATATAATAAATCAGATAGAGAAATAGTGAGAAAAGAGATAGAAAAAATCATAAGTGAATTTCCAAATCCCGCCAAAGTTATTACTATCGTGGATGAAATTTCAGACGGTAACATTGCATATCTGCACTCAATTGGGGATTGTTTTATTTCCCTTTTTAAAGCGGAAGGATGGGGATTATCTCTGTTTGATGCCACGATAAAAGGAACACCGGTCATTTGTACTGGATATGGTGGATCGCTTGATTTCACCTGTGGCCCTTATGTTAATTATGAGATTGGTCCAATAACAGATCACTATAAGTGGTTCAACGAATCACAGAAATGGGCTTATCCGGACATTTCCCGTGGATCTCTTATCATGAGAGATGTCTACGAAAATATAGACTCATATAAAAAAATAGCTGAAGATCACTCTGCGATAGTTAAAGAGAAATTTTCCACTAAAAAAATCATAGAAAAATTTATAGGGTTCATAAAAGAAAAACCATAAACCATTCAAATACAATTGAATTTATGAGGAAATTGACGACCTTATTTTTTACCGATTTCTTGTGTGGATGGTATATAAAAACAGAATGAAGGAAATACTGGATTTAGTGACTCAAATATTTTTTCTTATACCTGGGAATTCCTCAGGTTTTTTTATCTAGAACATATTGAAAAAGATACCATACACCCGCAGTATTTCTGTGCTTAAAAAAACTATAAAATGGAAGTAATTAAAAGAGACGGATCAAAAGAAAAAGTGAAATTGGACAAGATCTTAAATCGTATTAAAAAACAATGCTATGGACTCAATATGGACTATATAGAGCCAATGGAGATAGCAAAAAAAGTTATCAATGGACTTTATGATGGAATAAGCTCAGTTGAGTTGGATGTTTTGGCCGCAGAGACTGCGGCTTCACTTACACCCACCCACCCGGATTATTCTCTGCTCGCTGCAAGAATTTGTGTGACATCACTTCACAAGAAAACACCCAAGCTTTTTTCACAGGTTATAGAATCACTTTATCATTATGTTGATCCTAAGACGGGACTTAAAGCACCTCTAATTTCTGAAGATGTTTACGAGATAGTGAAAAATAACTCCAAGGAAATAGATTCAACTATTATTTATGACAGAGATTTAGATTATGATTATTTCGGATTTAAGACCCTGGAAAAGTCATATCTTCTTAAACTTAACGGTCAAGTCGCCGAGAGACCTCAGCATATGATAATGAGGGTTGCCATTGGAATTCATAAGAATGATCTCGAAAGTGCATTTAAAACTTATGATCTGATGAGCCAGGGATTCTTTACACATGCCACACCGACCCTCTTTAATGCGGGAACACCCAGACCTCAATTGTCTTCGTGCTTTCTCTTAACTATGTCGGACGATTCTATTCAGGGAATTTATAAGACATTATCAGATGTGGCCCAGATCTCTAAAAATGCTGGTGGAATAGGATTATCTGTTCATAATATCAGAGCAACCGGATCATATATCAAGGGGACCAATGGAACATCAAATGGTTTGATCCCGATGTTAAAGGTGTTCAATGAAACGGCTAGATATGTTGATCAAGGAGGCGGAAGAAGAAAGGGATCATTTGCGATCTACCTTGAACCATGGCACTTTGATGTTGAAGATTTTCTGAATCTCAGAAAGAATCACGGAAAAGAAGAAATGAGAGCTAGAGATCTTTTCTTGGCTCTTTGGGTCCCAGATCTTTTTATGGAAAGAGTTAGTGACAATGGAGAATGGACTTTATTTTCCCCTGATGAAGCACCAGGTCTTGCTGATGTGTACGGAACAGAATTCACTACTCTCTATGAAAAATATGAATCAGAAGGGAAGGGGAGGAAAAAAATCAAAGCACAGGATTTATGGTACAGAATCATAGAGGCTCAAATAGAAACTGGGGTTCCGTATATGCTTTATAAAGACGCAGCAAATTCAAAGTCAAATCAGAAAAATCTTGGAACGATTAAATCATCTAATCTCTGCACAGAAATTATAGAATACAGCTCGCCTGATGAAAGTGCAGTTTGTAATTTAGCATCCATTGCTCTTCCAAAATTTGTTGTTAATAGAGGAAGAAAAGCCTATTTTGATTTTGATGCTCTTAAGGAAATAGCTTACACAGCCACAGTGAATTTGAATAGGGTCATAGATGTTAATTACTATCCAACTCTTGAGACGAAAAATTCTAATATGAGACACCGTCCGATAGGTCTGGGCGTTCAGGGACTGGCCGACACTTTTGCGATTCTAAGAATGCCATTCGATTCACAGGCAGCTAAGGATCTAGATCGGGAAATATTTGAATCCATTTACTATGGGGCTATGGAAGCTTCAGTTGATCTGGCTGAAAAAGAGGGACACTACGAGTCTTTTAAAGGATCTCCTCTTTCCGAAGGTAAATTCCAGTTTGATCTTTGGGATGTTAAGCCATCTGACCGATGGAATTGGGAACTTCTGAGAAAGAGAGTGATCAAATCAGGAGCTAGAAATTCTCTGTTGCTTGCTCCAATGCCTACTGCTTCTACTTCCCAAATTATGGGAAACAATGAGGCTTTTGAAGCCTTCACCTCTAACATATACGTGAGAAAAACCCTCTCTGGAGAATTTCCGGTTGTCAATAAACATCTAGTGAGAGATCTTGACAGAATAGGTATCTGGGACGACAATATGAGGAACCAAATCATCTTAAATAACGGCTCTGTACAAGCCATACCGGAGATTCCGAATGATATCAAAGAAATCTATAAGACAGCATGGGAAATGAGCCAGAAAGTGATTATAGACCATGCTGTGGAGAGAGCACCATTCATATGTCAGAGCCAAAGTATGAATCTCTTCTTCAGCGATGCCAATTTTGCAAAGCTATCTTCTGCCCACTTTTATGCTTGGGGAAAAGGACTAAAGACCGGATCATATTATATTAGGACCAAGGCGGCCGCCACTGCGATTAAGGGATTGGGCATAGACCTGAGCGAATCTAAGCCAGTAGAGATTAAGACGACCGATGAAAATCTACAGGATCTTGCTTGTAGTTTAGATAATCCCGAGGCATGTGAGGCATGCGGATCTTAAGAGAAATCATTTTAAATTTCATTCTATAAATAATAAACTAGAGAAAATGTCAGAAGAAAAAAACAGAAAAACTATTTGTTTGACGATGATCGTCAAAAACGAGTCTAAAACTATCCAAAGATGTGTTGAGTCTGTGGAAAAATTCATAGACTATTGGGTGATAGTTGACACCGGATCCACCGATGGAACTCAGGAGATTATTACTAATCTAATGAAAGAAAAAGGAATTCTAGGAGAATTACATGAGAGATCATGGGTGGATTATTCAACAAACAGAAATCAAAGTCTGGAATTATCCGAGGGAAAAGCTGATTATAGACTAATAATCGATGCGGATGATGTTCTTGCAACTAAGGATGATAGTGTTTTTGACAATCTGGATAAGGATTCCTATAAGGTCATGATCCGATTGGGAAATCTTTCTTATTACAGAACCCAACTCGTCAGAGGGGATCAGGATTGGAAATATAAGGGCGTTATACACGAATACATAACAGGTCCAGAAGGGAACACAGACGAGTTTTTGAATGGAGTTGAGATGCACGCATCTGTTTCGGGAGACACCAGGGAAATCAAAGGCAAGGATAAGTATTATAATGATGCTTTAGTTATTGAAAAAACTCTGCTAACAGACCCAAGTCTAGAACAAGACGAGGACCTAAAGAGAAGATACGTGTTTTATCTCGCCCAAAGTTATAGAGATGGGGGAGTATACGATAGAGCACTGGAGAATTATGAAAAAAGAGCATCCATGGGAGGATGGGAAGAAGAAGTTTACATCTCCATGTATTGGATCGCTAATCTGAAGAAGATTCTAGGAAAAGCCAAAGAAGAGATTATAGATTCATATATGAGAGCCTGGGAGTATAGACCATTCAGACTTGAGGCAATGTATAGCCTTGTCAGATTCCTAATAGAGGAGAAAAGATACAATTTTGCCTTTGCACTAACAACTGTGGCAATGAGATCTCCTGCATGTAATGATGTGTTATTTGTGGAAGAGGAAATCTGGAGATGGAGAATGCCCGATGAGTATTCTGTTTTGTGCTATTACACTGGCAATTTTAAAGAGGCATACAATAGCGCTAAAAAATTATCAGAGAATAAATTCTATCAGATTATTCCGGATGCCGAGAAGGAAAGAATACAGAAGAATCTTCAAGCCTTTCATGAAGCAGCTTTCCCAGAGGAATATCAAAACAAGCAGTCTGAAAGTATAGCAGAGAATTCCCTTTTGTCTCAAGAAGAAGCATTGGAGTTAAAAGCAGAAAACGAGCTGACCGGATATGAAAACGGTTAAGAAGAAGATATATAGGAGTAAATAACTACTATAAAAATGGTTTTAAGATTCACACAATTTGCGGAAAGAATAAACGAGGGAGCTATCCCAATTTACAGAGGAACATCCCTTCAGCCAGAAAGAAACATTAAAGGAACTTCTATTATGAGCGAATTAAAGGCCGCTTTGGAACAAATAAAAATGGGACAAATATCTGAAGTTTCCGTTGTTGCAGGAATACCTACTCAAGGAAAAAGAGCACCGGAGTATTTAAAAGATGTGTTTGCTGCAGCAGGAGTAAATTCTCCGGAGGATATGTACGATGCTAGGGGACAAGAGAGAAATATATTTGTAGATTCTGAATTTATCGTGAAAGGCTTAAATCCAGAGAAGGGAACTATAATCGGAACCCCATATTCTCTTAGAAGAAAGGGAATAGAGATCGAGATAGATCCAATGGATGTACAGGAAATATTCTATAAGTAATTGGAAAACAATATTAAACATAAATCCTCCAATTTTATTCTTTGTAAATTGGGGGATTTTTTATTTACTCTGGAAGTTTGTAGAGACCATGAGAAGGGCCTTATGGGTAGAAACAATGTTCCACCCAAGGGAGGTATGATATTTTTCTATGATGAACCATCTCAAAGGGATTTTCATATGAAGAATTGTTTAATCGACTTAGATATAATATTTTGTAAGGATGGAAAAATACAAAAGATATTTCATGAATGTCCTCCTTGCTCGGATAGAGAATGCGACACCTATTCTCATCATGATTCAGACTGTATTATAGAGCTTCCCGGAGGCTCCTGCGAAAGATATAATCTTAGCGAGGGATTAATATACAGATTTTTTTAGAAAACCTTTTTGAATTAACAGCTATAAAAGCTGTCTAACTAGAATTATCATGTTCAAAGAAGAAAAGAAGGAAATCATTGTCCTTAGTGAAAAGGACCACATCAGGCAAAAACCCACAGTATATGTTGGATCAGTAAAAGCATCAGAGGAAAAACTCCCGATGATTAAAGGCGGGAGAATTTATATTGAGACGCAAAATATATCAGTTGGACTTTACAAGCTGTTTGATGAAGTATTCTCAAATTCTCTAGATGAGGCTAAGAGAATGAAGGGAAAAATGAAACTCATAGAGGTTCGGGTTGAAAGCGGGCCAAACAGAATGATTATCAGGGATTCTGGTAATGGGTTTTATAAGGGAACTGAAATCAATAAAGTGTCAGGAAAATCCAACATAGAAACAGCAGTTTCTGAATTAAGAGCGGGATCAAACTTTAGAAATGATGATGTGGAAGAAAGCTTGGTCGGAACCAATGGTATGGGAGTTAGCCTTGTTAATGTTCTTTCTAAAAAATTCAAGATAATCACCACAAATGATAAATTTTACTATGAACAGGAATGGGATGATTATAATGTTACCCCTGCGATAATCAAAAAGAATACTGGCGAATTTCAGAAGGGAACCGAGGTTTCATTCCAACCTCTGTGTTCTGTTTTTAGTCCATGTAAGTGGGACAAGGATATCCTAACCTCAACATTAACATTTAAGAGAGACCTGATCAGAAAGGACCCAGAGATATCCAAACTAGAAATCAAATTCTATTGGGATGACCAAGAGGTAAAACTTCCCGATAGTATTTTTGGTAAGGAATCGTATCTTATAGAAACACCAATAGGTCAGATTGCAATATGGGAAAAATACGAGGGAAGCGGATCTATTAGTTTTGTCAACTCTGCAATGTGTAGCGGAATACATCAAAAGATATTCAATGATTTCATCAATGAAAAATTGGACGACACGCTAGGACATCATTTCTATGACACGTATATCACACTAAATCTACCTCCTAAGGCAGTTAGATTTGGGGATCAGAATAAAACAAAGTTCGTCTCCCAGAGAGAAGAGGTTGAACCATTTATCTCTAGAAATTTTGGTAACAAGATTCAGGCATTCTTTAAGACCACTTTATTTGAATTCATTAAGAAAAAAGTAGAGGAGAGAAGAAACGACGGATTTGTGAAGAAATTAAAGGCGGAAAAAAGAAAGGTCAATCTCAAAAATTCTCATAAGTATTTTCCCGCAGATAGAAGTAATGCGGAGAACCTATTTATTGTGGAAGGACTTTCTGCGATGGGATCTATTCTACAGAAAAGAAATCCCAAGGATGATGGCGTTTATGCACTCAAGGGTAAAATCAAGAATTGTAAAACGATTGGGGATCTTTCGGAGAATAAAGAGATCCTTGAACTTATGCACATTCTTGGACTAGATCCAACTATTAAATCAGGGACACTGAGCGGCTATAAAAAAGCTGTGATATCAACCGATGCAGATCCTGATGGAGCTCACATAACTTCTTTGATTATAAATCTTTTCCATAAATGGTTTCCTCAGGTTGTAAGAAGCGGACAGCTCATGATTCTCAGAACACCCTTGGTTTCAACCGGTGATGGAAAAAGAAGAAAATATTATTTTGATCTCGATGATTTCAAGAAGAACCATAAAAATGGATCGGGCCCTATTAGATATTTAAAGGGATTGGGATCTCTTTCCCCAGAGGATTGGGAATATGTGATGTCCAATAAGGACCTAATTTCCATAACAAATTCATCAGAGGATGATAAATACTTAGAAATGGCCTTTGGTGATTCGTCGGATCTCAGAAAGAAATGGCTTTCTGGTTCCTAAGTTATTTTCGAAGGGATATATACTTATCTAGATATATACAATAAGATGCTGAAGAGATTAAAAGATTTCGTTTTTGAGCAAGAAGAGTCGGCTTCGGTCGGTGCTTCAGGTAAGCTCTCAATAAAATGGCTCAAGCCCGACCTAGCAGAGGAAGTTGAGTCATATGACGATGCTGCAAGGATTGAATTTTACCAGCATAATATAGATATACCCAATAAGGACGTAAGCAAAGTTGCTGCAAGATCAACTAAATTTTATAAATACCTTATTGAGCCATTTAAGAAAGGCGAATTAAAAACACTTCCAACCACATCTGATGACGAATTTCAGGTGACTAAAATTCAAAATTTGATGCACTATGAATTCGAAAACATCTCAGCAGGTGCTTATGGAAGAACATATGCTGATGTGATTAATCAAATGGCGGAGGATCTAAAATCGGGAGGCAGTTTAAATTTGCCGGCCCCGATCGTAATTAGATTCATCAACTTTGGCGAAACTAGAAGATCATCAGAGGCAAGTTATTATTTGTTTTCTGGTAACAGAAGAATAAATCTAGCTCTTCATTACGGAATACCCATTAAAGTCTGGGTTGTTGATTTAATTCCATCCAGAAGGGACGTAAGAGAATTTGCAGAAAAATCAGGAATTATGTCTAAAGGATCAGAATCATTTAAGGAATTTCTGAGAGGCAAAACTGGAAAAGAGACAATCGACGATCTCACTGCAAGAGAAAGATTCAGAGTTATTCAAGGACTCAAGGAAATTTAATTTTTTATTTTGGATTATTTTTATTACCTTTGATCTATGGATCACAGTAAAAATAATTTTGGATATTGCTGTCTGTGTCTTTCCCTTGAGAATCAGGGGATTACAACTAACAGAGGAATGGTTAAAAAAACTTTTCTGGAAAAAGGAATCTCATATGCTGCTGAGCTTGCTCTTAAAAATACTGAGGACCTGATAAAGATTATAGAATGGAACATTTCACAGGGAATTAAAATGTATAGAATGAGCTCTGATATGTTCCCTTGGTGTTCTGAATATGAAATATCAGACCTTCCCCGTTTTGATTTGATTGCAGGAAATCTTAAAAAAGCCGGGGATCTAGCAATGGGTTCTAATTTAAGACTTAGCTTCCATCCATCACCATATTGCGTTATTGCTTCACAGAACCCAGATGTGGTGACTAAATCAATTAAGGAGCTTCGTCAGCACGGAGAGATTATGAATTTTATGGGTCTACCACAGAACCATTTTTATCCCATAAATATCCACGTTAACACTTCTAAGCCTTCCAAGGAGGAATCAGCTTCTAGATTTTGCAGGGAATTTCAGGGGCTTCCTGAATTTGTCAAAAGTAGACTCGTTATAGAGAATGACGATAAAAAATCACTTTTTACTCCTAATGAGCTTTACTCCCTTCTGCATGAAAATATAGGAATCCCTATAACATTTGATTTCCTTCACTATAAATGTAATCCTGATGTGGATTCTACTGAAGAGGATTCTTTAAGAAAATGCCTTTCGACCTGGCCGGATGGTATTGTTCCTCTGACTCACTACTCCGATTCTAAAAAGATCTATGAGGATGCAAGCGCCAAGGAATTATCTCATACTGATTGGATATACAATAAGATAGAGACGTATGGCTTGGAGTTTTCTATCGAGCTCGAAGTCAAGATGAAGGATCTGGCACTATTAAAATACCTCCAGGATTTCCATTCCGATTCCCTGTAATGAAAACTATTGGATAAATAGTACTATAATAGATTAAAAAATCAAAAGAATGAAAAATCAAGAAATCGACGCAACTAAAGCTACTGTTACTCCAGACGAGGAAATGATGCTGAACGTTTTATCCTCTGTTATTGGATATGGATTTAATAAAGAATCTATGGCGGAAGATATTAAAGCTGGAAAATTAAAGCCTTCGGAAATAGTTGCAAATCCCACAATTTTGGAGAAATATAGGATCTCCAATAATGCCTAACATAAAGCCGATTAAAATAGAGGATGCGTTACAGTCGTGTCTTTTCAGCTATTGTTCATCGGAAAATCCCAGATTTGTAAGTCTGGTTAGGAGCGAAGGAAAAAGTATCCTTTCTTTTATGCTTCCCTATTGGGAAAAGAAAGAAGAATATGAAAAGTGCTCTATAATACTTTCTAAAATTAAAGCTTACTATGAAATGGATTAAAGGTGTTGCTGCAATTATCTCTATGGGATTATTCTTGGCTGCAGTGTCTCTCACTTTCTTTTTTCTTTGGATTGATAATTTCTTAGGTATGGTAGTTAATTACATATCAGGAAGAAGGAGAAGATGAAGAATTATTACGAAATATTAGGTGTGCAGAAAAATGCCACGGATGATGAATTAAAAAAGGCCTATCGAAAATTAGCTTTGCAATATCATCCTGATAAGAACCCCGGAACCGAAGATAAATTCAAGGAGGTAGCGGAGGCTTATGAGACTCTCTCCAATCCAGAAAAGAGGAAAAAATATGACAATCCTCTGCGAGGATTTAGCGGTGGATTTGAAGGATTTGATTCGGCATATTCTGATTTATTTAATCAGTGGAACTCGAGAAACTCCAAAATAAGAAGCAAGGGTCAGAGCCTGAGCATTTACATTCAATTAGGTATAGACGATTCAATCACCGGGATCTCAAAAAAAATCAGGCTAAAGAGAAAAGTCAGATGTAAACCTTGTGGCGGAAACGGATCCCTAAATGGATCATCATTTCAGTCCTGCGGAGAGTGTAATGGTAGGGGAATGGTGGATGCCTACAGTAATAGGGGATTTGTTCAGATGATACAGACCGTGGCATGTCCCAAATGCCAGGGAAAGGGAAAGGTTATACTGGAGGGATGCGATACATGTCTCTCCTCTGGACTTGCCGACATGGAAGATGTGATAGAAGTTAATATTCCTGCTGGAGCAGTTGAGGGAATGCAGTTTCAGGTGCACGGTAAGGGAAATGAAGATCCTATGGGTGGAGATAATGGGGATTTAATAGTGAACGTGAGGGAACTAAAAGATGCTAGATTTCAAAGGATAGGAAATAATATACAGACGTCTAAGATAATATCTTTTATTGACGCTTGTGTGGGAACAACATTGGATGTGGAGCTTCCGCTTAATGAGAAAGCAACGATATCGGTGGATCCTGGAACAAAATCAGGCACTATTCTCAAATTCACGGGCAAAGGAATTCCTCATTTAGGTATTGGAATAAAAGGAGATTTTTTGGTTGAGGTTAAAATACATGTTCCTGATAACCTCTCCGATGGGCAAAAAGAAATACTAGAAAAACTTAAACAAATTGATTTTATTTTACCATGATTTCACTATTGACATTTATTCTTTCCTGTTGGGGGCTAACCCATATTATCGTTTCGGGTAAAATATTGGACGATATAAGAAATTACATCATAGTTAAAAGCCAATTTTTAGGAGATCTCATAACATGTCATCAGTGTACTGGACTTTGGATTGGTATGGCTTTGAGTTTTTTGTTTCCTAATCTTCATGATGTTATTCCCAGATTCGGGTTTATATTATATGGATTTATTTCGTCCGGGTCCTGTTCCCTAATTATTTCGGTAATTTACATGATGAGTAGAGTTGGAAGAAATTGATATATAGAAGAAAAAAATCTTGAAGAACCTAAAGAATTTTTACCAATTTGTAATAGAACAGGAAGATAGTTCCAAGATAGAAACTGATGCTCAAGTTAAGAGCAGAATTGCTAAGGCACTGGTTGGGTCTCTATTTGGAGCTGATGTTAGTACGGCTGGAGTGGACGCCATGATTGACGATACCAAAGAGACTAAAGGTTCTCTTCCCTACAGAGGATGCAGCAGATCAACTCCATATCAGATAAGCAATAAAGAATTGCCAGTTTCATTTTTTTCGGGAGTGATGGATAATCTCCAGAAGAAACAAAATCTAGATTACTCTATGGCATTGGAAGACCTTAAGGGTAAAAAATCCATCATAGTTGGGATAAGAAATAAGCTCAGTGTGAAGAAATCTGAAGGAGACGCTTTCTGTGATGTTCTATATTTTATTCCAGAAAATGCTAATCCAACTGATATGATCTCCCCTTATCAGATCACAACTTGTCCTTCATTGTCATATTACGGCGATAAGCCTCTTTCTGCTTCAGGGACTGCTATTAAAGCACCAGGTGATTCACTATACATATTGGCAAATCATAAACTTGAGCATGGAACATATAAGATGTTTCTAGAAGGAGAGCCAACAAAATTTTATAGATATAATAAGGGAATAAAACAATTCGACACATATAAACCTGGACAGCTTCAGCAGGAATATATAGGTCTTCTGATTCACAGATCATCTTCATCGAAAGGAGTTTGTGTTGGCCCGTGGTCAGGAGGATGTCAAGTTTTTGATGAAAAGTCTAAATTTGATGAGTTTATTAAAAAAGCTGAAGCCCAATCATCAAATCAGGGCAGATTCTATTATGCCTTAATTGAATTGGATTCGATATCTGATGATGATTTTTCCAAACTTTCGAAGGGAGAAGATTTAGTTGCTAGCGCTGAAGGGACAGATGTAAAGGATCAAGGAGATAAGAAGGAAAAAAGAGCGAAGAAAAAAATTAAAAAAAGCAAGCCGGAAGAAAAGGGATTCGTAGCAAAGACTAAAGAATTCTTTGGATTCTCTTCTTAATCTTATCAATTACAAGAAACTTTACTGGTTTTTTGCTCTAAAATCTTAAAAAGATAAGATATTGAGCCAGAAGCTAACAATTCCAGAGCAGATCAATAAAGACTACAGAAGGTATGCTCTTTATGTTATACAGAGCAGGGGAATCCCTAATTTTTATGATGGATTAACCCCGGTTCAGAGAATTATTCTCCAGATGGCTCCTAATTCATTTGATAAAACATTAGGAGTTGTCGGATCGGTTTTTAAGACCGGTCTATATCACCATGGAGATGCTTCCTTAGCTTCTGCCATATGCAAGCTTTCTAGACCCTTTGGATGTTCCGAGCAAATACTTTTAGGCGATGGATTTTTTGGAACCCCAGTAAATCCCACGCCATCTGCTCCTCGATACACGCAAGTAAAGATATCACCTAAATTCAGAGGACTATTAGAGAAACATAGTGATCTAAATATTCCCAATGAAGAGGGTGGATTTGATTGGCTACATGTTGAGCTTCCGATGGGAATGGCAACTCACGTGGTTGGAATAGCTGTTGGATATAGATCTAATATTCTTCCGAGAAAATTGGAAGAGATAGAAGCATATCTAAATGGTGATAAAAGCAAAAAACTAAAGCCTTATTTTAAAGGATTCAAGGGTAAGATCTCTAGAGTTGATGGACTTAGATCCTCTTGGCTAATTGAAGGAAATTTCGAGGAAGACATTGAGAATAAGACCATCAAAATAGATGGACTTTCACCTCTTCAGAGGTATGACTCTTTTATGAATAAACTTAACTCCTATCTTGATTCAAAGGGGTTTATTTATAAGATGAGCAACACCACAACTGATGAGGTGAGAATGACCATTAAATTCAGATGCACAACTGATGAATTTAGAGACATATCCAAGCAGATTAGAAAAGACACCCAGCAAATAGTAACTGAAAATATAGTTATAGTTAAGGATGGATCAGTAATGGAATATGATTCATTGGAGCAATATTTGGACGAGTTTTCCGTCCATAGAGAGCTGGTTTTTCTTAGAAGAATTCTAAAAGACCTTGAGTATTCAAGCAATGAGCTTTCTTTTCTGGAAGCTAAACTTAATTTTTTGATTTTTATGTCAGAAAAAAAGAGGGCTAGCGATGAGATCCAGGATTTTCTAAGACAATTTGATTCCAGAATAAAATCAAAATTGGAATCAATCTCTCTAATCAAGCTGAACAAAGAGGAAATAGCTAAAACCAAAGAAGACATACAAAACAAGAAGGAAGAGATATCAAATCTTAAAAAGCTTCATAAAGATCAGCAGAAAAAGTATGATGCTATTCTTGTCGAATGGAACAGAGAGGGAATTAAAAAGGCCAAGAGAGCTTCACTTCTGGTTGAATCATCAGGAGACGAATACTTTAACGGAGTTAAAATATGGAACCCAGAGGAGGACTTAGCAGAGCCAATTCCAGAGGGCGCAGAGGAATCTGAAGAATCATTAGAAACAAATCAATAATCAATCTGTATTAATAATAAATCTAAAAAAATGAGCAAAAAAGGGCAAACTTGGAAATTTAGAATAGTTAACACGTCTAATTTCATTTCATTCCTAAGAAAGGTTAAACTTGTAGATAAAAGCGTTCCTCTCGAACTTGACGGAGACGATCTTTTTGGAAAAGTCAGAACAGTCGACAAATCTGTTGTGAAATTTGTTTCTATCAAAATCAAGGATGTTCTCGAGGGGGAATTACCTGCACAGAGAATAAAAATAGGAATCCAGGATATAGGGAAATTAATCGAGGTTTTCAAGTATTTTGGACCGGAAGAGGAACTTCACTTGGAGATATCTTCGCAGCCATATGATAACTATATTGTGGCGACTGATATTAAGTTCTATTCATCAAGTCTTAATATATTTATTAGATGCGCTGATATCTCTTTGTTAACCTATATAGATGACGAGATACAAAAAACCATACATTCAACCAATGGTTCACTTGCTGATTTTAAGCTTGGTAAGGATGTGTTTCAAAAACTTTCTCAGCTCACTAATATCGAATCAAACTCCGAAGAGCTCTTAAATCTCGACCTTCATGAGAACGGATTGACGGTCAGAGGAAATTCATTTCAGTTTCATGCAATAAAGGATGGTGCTGTAAATGGATTTGAGTCTCCCTCCGTTTATACCATCTATAAGAATCAATTTTCTTTTATAGATCAAGAAAATTCGCTCTTCCATATTCAGGATAATAGAATAGTAGTTATCTCGGAGGAATCAAATTCCAAGATAGCTATTGGACTTGTTGAGTGTTAAGATCCAGATTTATTTTATTTACATATTATGGAAAACAATTACGAGAATCTCTCCGTAGAGGAGTTGCAGTCCGAACTATCTAGATTAAAAAAGATGTCATCGGATTACAAGAACGAGGAGCAGGGAGTTAAGTTAACGCTTAACAGTATATACGGAGCCTTGGGAAATCAATACTTTGCATTTTTTAATACTGAGGTCGCTGAAAGCGTAACTCTTCAAGGACAGGATTTAATTAAATTTGCAGAGAAGATTCTGAATAAGTATTTCCATGAGCATTGGCATCTAGACACGGAGCTACACGAGAAGCTGGGAGCTAGAAACGTTAGACCCCTTACCGGAGACATGGTTATCTACATAGACACGGATTCTAACTATGTCAACTTTGGTAGAGTAGCCACGTGCTGTGAATATGACTATTCCCCTCTTGAGTTCCTGTTTAAACTCAATGAATACAGACTAAATGATTATCTCAAGAAGTGTTTTGATATCTATGCGAAGAAATGGAACACAGAAAACTTCCAGGACTTCGAATTAGAATCCATTTCCAGAAACGGAATATTTCTGGGAAAGAAAAAATACGTTCTGAACCTTGCCTGGGAATCCCCTGGTACAGATCAAATAGAGGACCTTAGCCGCATTAAACCAACTGGAGTTGAGTTAGCCCAAGGCGGAACTCCTCCGTTCGTTAGAACCAATCTCTCGATGCTTTTAAAGCATATCTTTAGCAGGGGTAAGGCTTTTGATTTAAGAGAGTTTGTAAAAATCCTCAAGGATGTCAAAACTAAGTTTAAGGTTCAATCACCGGACGAGATCTCGATAGGAACATCTGTGAATAACATAGAGAAATTCATTCTTAATGACACGACTAAATTTGAGGTTGGCAAGGGATGTCCGATGCATGTGAGAGCGGCGGGATATCATAATTGTCTACTTAATAATTCCAAATATAAAACAAAGTACAGCCTAATAAGATCTGGGGAGAAAATCAAATTCTATTTTGTAGACACAAAGAGCGAAGCAGAAAATAATGTTTTTGGGTATCTAAATGGATCCTATCCATATGAAATAGCTCCGCCTATAAACTATGACGAGCAATTCAATAGAACTATTCTGGATCCTGTTAATCGATTCATCGAAGCCATGGGATATCCTCCTCTATCTCCCAATTTATTACTGGTTCGTGCTTTGTTCTAATATATAGAGCATCCATAAAATAGCATGAATCTTAGAGGACAGATAATAACAGGAAGATACTATGATCTCGTTACCAAAGAGCTTTACAGCCAAACCGTTACTGGTGAGGCTTTTGATCTTCTATCGTACAGTTTTACTTTTTGGAGAAACATAAAGGGACTTGATAAGGTCTTTGTGTGCTCTAGCGAATTTTATGTGATCGCTAAAACCGATTCTCTAGGAGTTCCGGATTATTCAGATCTTTATTATATTCCTTCGGGATATGCCACGGGGATAAAATTTCCTCTGAGATCCGATATTGAAGTAAATGCGGATGTTAGGGGAAGAATAACGGGGAAGACCTACAATTTCGATACCCATCGAGTGGGAAGAAGTCACAAGATAAAAAATAACTCATGTTAATAGATAACGATCCCAATAAAAAATGGCTCAAATGGGAGGATAACACCCTTATTTGGGGAGACAAGGACGGCTTCAAATGGGAAGCTGTTTATCTTCTTCTGAATAAGATTAAAGGGATTCTTTCCGGAGGCGGAATAGATCCTCTTGCCCCTATGGAGGATCTAAGCAAGAAGCTTTCGGAGGAGGAACAGGAAACTCTCATAAAAGTAGTTTGCGAGATCAACGGAATGGTGTACGTGAAATCCAAGAAGAAAAGTCTTGTGAAATCCATTACAGTAGACCAGATCAATAAGACAATAAATGCAATCATTGGAGTTAAAGTGGATATATAACCCATAAAGAATTCCAGAATGATTAAGAAATTCACACAATTTAAGGGAACCAAATCATCGGATGGCAAAAATCCAGTTTTTAAGCCATTTGAGATCACTGAGAGCGAAGCTCCTGTGTATGAGAAACCGCAAAAACCCAAAAAGGAAAGAACCGAGAATATCTCTAATTCCTCAAAGGCTGCTGAAAAAATGAGTGTGCAAGAGTCTTTCATACCTATAAATATCCCCTCTTTTGACCGCATTATAAAAGATCTCCAATCTAAAATTACACCACAGGAAAGGGAAGAATCTGAAATAGATTCCGAAAATATCCCTGATGAGTCTATGGACTCCGTAGAAGATGTGGTCCATAATTATTCAGAACCGATTGAAGAACCCCTTATAGGATATAGAATTTTTAGGGATAAGGCGGAGACCTTTGAATGTAAAATTTCGATCGAGGGAGCTAATCCACAGAATTCATCTGTCAGATTGGTGCTAGATTCCAATGAATGGAATCTTATATTCTATGGAAGAATAGATCAGAATGGAAGATGCGTGATTCCATTGAAAAAGATCTCGATTCTTTCTGAAAAATGTAGGGGTGAAATCAGATTGGAAGTGATAGCAGATGAAACTCTCTTCGTCCCATGGAAGGAAGAATTCGTTGTTTTTCCTTCTAAAAAAGTTACCGTTGAGGTGTTATCCGGATCGCGTAACAATCCTGAAAATCCCGCTATAAAAGTTACTGGAATAAAAGGACAATAACTAGATGCCTAATGAATTTGATTTAACTGGTAAGTATATTTCTGAGACTTACGAGAGATTGGTACAATATTCTCCCACCGGGGGTTATTTTGATGGATTAGGAAATCCTATTTCTGGCGAAGGCTCAACGGGAAGCACTGGACCAACGGGATCCACCGGAGACACTGGGGTTACCGGTCCAACTGGAGTTACCGGTCCAACCGGAAACACGGGTCCAACCGGATTCACCGGAAACACGGGTCCAACTGGAGCCACTGGCCCGAATGGACCAATGGACATCTTGACCGATGTGACATATCCCACTGGCGGGCCTGGCGATGGTGACATCCTGAAGTACAATAGTAGTATTGGCCAATGGGAGCCAGTGAGCTCTCTGGGCATTGAGGTCTTCCTGAACTTTGAGGCAGCTGATAGCTTTGACTATGTGGTGCCTTATGATCTACAGTTTGACAGTTTTGCTACCAGTGTGGCCATGACCACTACGTTCGTGGTAAGTGCTTCTCCATATACGTTCGGGACACCATTAGACCAATATGATGTGCTAACAGTAACCACTGATGTGGCAGGACTGATAACATTAGTGGGGGTAAGGCTATGATCCAGCAGTACATCAATATCAGGCAGGGTGGAGGTGGAGTGAGTTATACTGCTCTAACGGATGACACACAAGAGCCAGTTTACTATATTGGCTGGACAAGTGACAATACTACGTACTACATCACCAGGATCACAGTAGCAGATGACGGTACTACGACAACTGGAGCAGCTACTGGTTCATGGGGTGATAGATATATTCTAATTTATACATAAAAAAATAAAATATGGAAAACAAAATCAGCATAGTGATAAGCCCGACATCTGATGCCTACGCAGTGGTGCTGCGGTGCTACACAATCAATGATGAGGGTGAGCAGGTGACGGTGGCGCAGAGCGTGACTACCGTAGCCGATGTTGACGCGGCAATGAGCCTGACAGAGGCGTTCATCCAAGCAAATAAGTGAGATGGCAAACAGGTATCTGATAGCATCAGGAGACAGCGAGAACCCCGCTATCTATGATGGTGGCACACTGCCCGCTGCGGATGATGTGCTTCGATTGAATGGATTTGTGTGGACGGTTACAGCGAACCGTACACTGGCGCAGTTGAGATGTGATGCGTCTGCCCCTGCGGTAGCAAGCAACGCCTCACGTCAGGTAATCATTAACAATGGCGTGACGCTGATTTGCACCGAACTGGTGCAGGGAATAGCTGATGCCGTGGACGGATTGATTGGGGTGCAGGCTGGAGGCACAGGCACGGTAGTATCTCCATCCTTTGTTCGCGGCATTAGCGGTGTTCAGGCCACATCTACACTGAACATCATCGGCAACTGTGACACCACGGGGGTTATTAGTAGTCAAGGTTTAGTTAGGGGGGCAGGCACTACTAACATTACAGGAAATGTGGTAAACCCTGTTAATTATGTGGCGGATGCGATTCTCGGAGGGGCACTTAACATCACGGGCAATATAACTCAAAATGGTGGTTTGGGCGTGTGGGCGAGAGGAACAACGGCCATACAGGTCACGGGTAACATTATTAACGCGGCAGTTCCCTTCTACGACACTACCACCACCACCTACCCTACATTCGTCCATTACGGGTCTGCAATCGCTGGAACTGCACCAGTCATTCGCAGCCGTAGCCCATACCACGGCACAGGCCCGTTCATCAACAACGGGGAGGTGATGGCGTTAAGCTGTGACAGGGTTCGACTTCTCGGAACGGACAATCAATGGTCAATGATTAAGGCGGATGGCTCGGCACAGATACTCAGAACCGCTGGCCTGCTCACGGGCTACCCACCCGAAGCCAAAGTGGAGGACGGCACTGTTTACGGCCCCTCAAGTGAGTTCACGGGTACGCTGTCACCTGTTAACGTGGACGTGCAGCAGTTGGCAAGTGACCTGCTCAATGAAATTGCCATCTCCTCTATACCATTAGCTGAACGCCTCCGCAACGTGGCCACTACCTCTACAGTCAACTCTGCTATTGGATCTATCAATGTGATACCATAAGCCCTGATATATAGCCATAGAGACCAGCCAAAAAACCCACCAGCCATGGCCAAAACCACCACCACTCAAGCCCGCCGCCCCAA